GGCAGAATAGATGTTAATGATAATGTAGCAGGAGAGACATTTTATGACGATGCTTTGGGACTTTATCTAGTAAATTCTAACGGTTTAACGCGAGGAGGATTTTTAAACCTAGTTAATTCGGTAAATAATTTAGCATCCGGGTCAACGCTTAGGCATTGTCCTGCTCCCTATAAAGAAATAATGGTAGATGACAGAGTTGGTTCTGGTACTGTATCTGTGAACTATTCAATGAGATTTGGTTCACCTATTTTTAGACTAAATTATTTATCCCCTTCTGTTCTAAAAAGGCACAACACCTTCAAAACGTATTCTTTGGCTAAAGGTTTTGTGGGTAAGTTGTATTATGATAATCCATCAGCATTTAGATTTTATGGGTCTGTATTTAGATTGATGGGAACAGGTGTTGTAGATAAAGACTATTACGAGGGTAAATCAGAATCAACACTAGCGACAAATTTAAGAGAACTCCCAGTAGAGCAGAAGGGGTATTTACCTGCCTTGGGAAGCACGGGCCACGACATTATTTACTACCCATTGGATTTTGATAATAAATTAGAACACATCGGACCTAGATTGTGGCCCGAAGGAACCGGCTTTTCTAATCAATCTAAAAACTTCTTAGAACAATATGACCCAATAATTAACCATACGTTTTTATTTACTGCCGGGGATATTATGCCGGATTCAAAAAAACGTCCTGATAATCCCTTTAACGAAACAATTAGTAGAGATTTAACAAACTACTTTTTGATGGTTAAGTATAAGTCTCCCACCTCAAATGATTTTATAGGACACACCTCCTATAATGGTGCAACCAACCTTTTAGGTTCTAGGGAATCCGATTATCAATTCTTTCCGATTGAAACAGCATCAGGAACATCCCCAAAAAGAATGAATCTTCTAAGACTGAGAACAATGACCGTAGATTCGTTATTTAATGAGGTTGACTTTGAAAGTTATAAAACTAGGACAACTATATTTAAAACCGTAGAGGCCCCAAGTCCTGTAATTAACTCAATCCCTAATGGGGGGTTATCAGTTTATCCTTGTCATACTACTTCTGCTACTAGTTCCTCGTCCAAGACAATAGCAGTAGACAATTCGGCGGGTCTTTGGCTTTATAGTGGAACTAGCGGTATTTATTACAATCGTTATATATTTACTAATCCTGCTGATGATTCAACGGGAAAGAGTAGGTTTTTAGGAACAATTGATACCAAAACTACTACTGCGTTAACCTTAGTTTCTAACTGTTTAATAGATGGATATTCGGGCGAAATATACATTACCGAACAGGATATTAGAGTTCCATTTGATGGTTCAACGGAAAATATAGGAACCCCCCTTACATCAAACGTTGCTTTAACGGGAGAAGACTACATTTATCCAACCGCTAACGGTTCTGCTGGGAAACATAATCCCAATATTCAATCAATTGACACTAGCAATATAACGTTGAATAATAAAACTGTCTATACCGACGCACTATATGTTGAAAACAGTTCTCTACCAACTGCCGCACAGAACTTTAGAGGAAGTTCGGGTGCTACCGGCTACACGAGTTCTGTTGGAGTAAGTTTTTCTGCGGTTGATAATAGCACTCATAGTCCCTTATCCCAAATTACTTTAAACATAGAAACTTTATCTACGGGTAGTGTAGCACCGGATTTAACACATTACAGGGTAGGACAACGAATTGAAATAACAGACCATACAACATCGGCCTACAATATCAGATACACTATTGAGTCTGCGACTGCTACCTCTTTAACCATTAGAAGTGTTCCTAGTGCCACTCTTTCCAATGATGCAACAATAAGAACCGCCACTATAAGAAATATAGACTCTGAAAGGTATTTCACAATGGCCGCAGGTGGTAGTAGGCTTTTAACAGATAGAGAATCAATTGCCTCAATAGCACAACACGATGACATCTATGTGGGAATGGGGGTAGTTGTTGCTAAAAATGGGGGTTCTTCTACAACTTCTCAGGCAACTAGCGATAGAATTTTTCCTATGAAATTGAAAGATATAACCTCTCACAATAATTACGGAACAACTATTACAACAAGCGATAACACAGTTTTAACTACTTCGGATAGATACTTTGGAGACACCACTTCCATTTCTGGTAGTTCAGCAAAAGATACCGGATTAGAAAGTGATGTTGCAGAGTTATTATTTACACCTATTATTGATTTGGCTAAATCAAATGTTAGCAAAGAGGCTAATTTGGATTCAACGGGTAGATATGATACTTACGGGTACATTTATATTGACTTTGACTATGATTGGATTAGGAATCTTTCTGGGCCTCTAAATGGTAGTAATCAACATTGGATTCACTACATTGGTAGTCTAGCAGGTAAATATTTAATCAACACTAGAACAAACAAACTACACTACGTTGTTAATCACCAACTTTCTAAAAATGGAGCATCGGGTGTAATTCGGCACTATATTTCAATTGATAACTATGCTGATGGTGAAATAAACAATGACGATAAATTTGAAGTTTTAACTGTCTGTACTAGAACAACCCTTTCTTCAAAAACAAACTATCCTCTCTATGAGTATAATTCTACAAACGTGATTAATCCTGAAACAGGTAGATTCTACGAAAAAACAGAAATGGAACGAGATTGGCTGGCTACTTCATTAGATGTAGATGAACTAACTTTTCTTTCTAACACACCTATGGTTAAGGGCATGTTTGTAGTGGCTGATATTGATGGGGCGGGTTCTAGTCATTTAGTTCACCGAACCGGAGATACCCCACCATTTACTATCGCTGAAGGATATACAGTTTGTTTAAGTGATGGTCAAACCGCAAAGAAACATTCAATGGATGTTTTAAGTGAATCAGTTTCTAGTTCTACTGCGGTAAAAGTTTTATCTTTTAATGACATTGAAAATTATAATGGTTCTGTTTCCATAGGAGAAATAGTCAATGTGAGTATAATTGGTAAAATTGACAGGGAAGTAGAATACGCAAAAATTGTTTTACCGTTTGAAGTCCTAACCGAGGCGGAGGACATAGCAGATGATATTTTATCTTCTATCGGTATTGATTATGTAAAAAGCAGCGATACTAGCAAGTATTACATTGGCTCAAACTTTGATGGTCAAGACGCTTTTACAGCAGCAAATAGTGTATTGGATTACAAAGGTCTAAAAATTATTATTGATGGAGAATCAATAAAAGTGACCTCAGATGAAGATGACAAAGATTATAGAAATATTTTATTTGATGAAGAAGTTAATGATTTTAACATAACGTCCTTTAAGAGAGATGTTAGTATATATGATAAATTTAATTCAATAGTTATCATAGGGGACAACGTTAGAGGTATTGCTAAAAATCATACTGAAATTCAAAAAGACGGGGTAGAGCGTAAGAAGGAAATATATGATTTTTCTATCACATCACAAGTTCAAGCGGATGAGTTAGCACAAAAAACATTAGGGGCCTTTTCTACACTATCTAACGCCATAGAACTAGAGGTGGGTTCAGACATACCCCACATAAACCCCGGTCAAATTATTGAACTAAAGTTTGAAAGAGAGGGAGTATTTAGGGGAAATTTTGTAGTCATTGAAGTTCACCGACAGTCCGGCCTTCCTACAAAACTTTTATTAGGAGAGTATAACAAGGATTTAGCGGCGACAATATCGCTGTTATTGGGGGAGACTAGAAATCTACAAGGTAGGAATAAGAGGGTCTATAAGACATTCACGAGTCCGAACATAGTATTACAGAATACCAGAATTAAATTTGTTCAGGCAAAAATTACATCTAGGACGGCAGTTTCCGGCTCAACTACAATATTAGGATTTGGTAAAACAATAGGATTTACTTCGGAGATGGGACCATGATAACAAGGGACGGTAGAACAAAAATGCGTGATTTACTTATTTCTAATTTTACTAAATACAAAGTAGGGGCAGGAGGAGATAGTACCAACCCTAACTCTTCCGATTTAGATTCTCCTTTGATTAGTTTAGCATCTATGAATACCCCGACAATAAGTGGTGAGACAAGCATTGATTTTACATTTACAGTTCTAGGTAGTTCTTTGGTTGGTCAAACGCTCAAAGAAGCCGGTGTTTTTACAGCATCGGGGGAATTATTGGTAAGAGTAAATTTTGACCCGATAGGACCCTTAACAGCAACAGATGAAATAGATTTTATTATTACAGTAGAGGTTGATTAAAATGGTATCAAATCAAGGAAAAATTACAACGCTGGCGGCTGATGCGTCAATTAATAAGGGGCTTGAAGATGGAACAGACAAAGTGCATTCGGGTATTTTCAAAGTATTGGAATCCCTTTCTCAAGGAAACGTTTGTATTAGTCATGCCGGATTTACGATTACAGACGGAGGAACCTACACTCAATATAATTTAGCACAACCGATTAAGTTTTTTTCTAATGGTGATTTTACTAATCATACCGGAACATTGACTGTCGCTTATACTTCTAGTCCTGTTCAAGATACAACCCATACAAGACACGATTGGGTTCTATTGAATCCTACTGGACCAGCATTAGTTATTGTTCAAGGAACTGCTGGTGCGACATCTAAGGTTTCTGATATTACAGCAGGTTATATCCCTATTGCATTAGTAGAAATTACCGCAGGAACAGATGATGATAAGTCTGATTATTCATTTCAAACCTTTACCATGAGTAAAACTTCTAATTCTTTAAGTATAGGTCGTGATAATAGCGGATATACTGAAAGTGCTTCAATTAAAAGCAACGCCGGAGATGTTGAATTTGAGTCTTTAGAAACAGACAAGGATATTATTTTTAAGGTAAAGGACGGCTCTAGCGTTATTGATAGATTAATTTTATATGGTGATAACGACCCATCGTTTCCAAACACAGAAGTTAAGATTGAAGGTTCTTTATTAGTCACAGAAGATATTCAAGCGAATAAACTTGCCCTAGGATATGCAAACTCACCCACAAGTGGTTTAGCAGAAATACAAGCATACTCTAGTTCAGAACCTATGGTTTTCAAAACTGGTGCGGCAGTAGAAAGAGTAAGAATAACAACTGATGGGAAAATAGGAATAGGAACAAATAACCCAACTGGTATTTTACATGTTAAAGGAACAAGTGCCTCTGATATTGATTTTTTAATTGAGGTTGCAGAAGATGGTGGTTCCGCTTCTCCCGATATTGTTTATTACCGTAATTCAGCAAGTCCAGCCGCAGGTGATGATTTAGCACACATCCGGTTTAGAGGTAAAGATTCAGCAGGAAGCACAGCAGATTATGTGGACATTTTTGCAGAAATCGTAGACCCCACCGATGGAAGCGAAGACGGAAGAATAACCTTTAGAACTTTAAAAAATGGTGCTATTACTTCAAGAATTGAATTGGATAGTGATGAGACAGTTATCAATGATGCCGGAGCAGATATAAATTTCAGAGTAGAGGGCGACACAAATTCAAATTTAATCTTTGCTGATGCGGGAAACGATAGAGTGGGAATTAAAACTTCTTCCCCTTCTGTTGAATTAGATGTTGCAGGTGCTATTACTTCATCGGGAACTATTACTGGGGTAACTGGGGCTTTTACAACAGTTAATGCAACAGATGTAAATACTGGTAATATTACTTCAACAGCGAATCAAAATCTTTCCTATGAAGTAATTACTGCGGCAACACCAATTTCAGGATTAAAAACGGTTGTCTATTCATCGGCAATTAATGGTAATACTGCGGCTTTACCCGCACCTGCTTCGGGAAATATTCTTACTGTTGTTAATTTAGATGCGGCAAATCCTATAACCCTTACACCATCCGTAGGCTCAATTAATAATGGTGCTGTGGGCCACCCTAAACTTACAGCACCGAATATCATTACATTGGCACCATTTGAGCATATAACTTTACAAGCAGTCGTAGATACTTTAGGTGTATTACAAACAGGACACATGATTATTAGTGATTGATGAAACATTTAAATAGTCATTCAGCGACTCAATAAATAGGTAGCACCATGTCGGCAAGCGATATTGATGAGGTCCTATCAAGGGACACCGAAGGAAAATTAAATTGGCTTGTTGGGGAAGTTACAGAAATTAAACAGGATGTCCTCGTTATTAAAAATAATCATTTAACACACATTGAAAGCGATATGAGTTTAATCAAAAGAGTTCTTAGCGGGGTAGTGGTATTTTTGATAGCGGCATTTACAGGAATACAGGTGATGTAAAATGTGGTTCAATATTTTAAAAAACCATCTTATTCCCAACGCTAGAACAAGAAAAGAAATTGATAGATACATGGAAACAGTAGAGGGAAAAATTGGAGTTAGAGATGTTAGAAATGCAATTTTTAAGAAACTAGGGATGTTTGCTGACACAAGCGGGACTAGACTTAGTAATTACCTAATGGGCTGGCATCACGAAAAAATGAAGGACTACAATGAAAATATAAAACACTACATGCAATATAGAGTAGGAACGGGGTTGGATTAGATGGCTAAACAAGGAGATAAAGACAGCGTGAACGACAGGATGATTAAATGGACGGCTCTACCAGCAGTTTATTTGTGGCTGGCCGCTTCGGGTGCAGTAGTGGCTATGGGTATCGCCAAGCCCGAAGTTGTTCTTGAAAATATTGAGGGCTTCATCGCTCTTATCGCAATCATTGGCGGAACTGCTCAACCTGCATTCGCAACCATGCTTGAGTTGTGGAAGCAGGAGCAACAGACTGAAACGGAACTTCATCCATCTATTATGGAATCACAAACTCGTGTAATGGAACAAAGAGCCGCACTAGAAAGAGAAATGGCCCTTAATGCTCAAAAGCACAAGCACATGATGGATGCCGAAGAACGTAGAGCCAAGATTGACCTTGTAAAAAATGGCAAGGCAGTTTTTAAGAAAAAGGATTAAATGTTTTTATAAAAAACCAAAATAGCGTTATATTTAGTCATTTTGGTGCTGTAAAAATGCGTGAAAAAAGGGCCGAGGTCCATCACAGACCCCGACCCAATTAATTCACCACTCAATATCTATCTTAATGAAAGTATTTTCATCTTCATTATAATACTCAATTTGTTTTTCAACACGACCTTTTTCCCACACATCGTATGAAATCTGAGAGTCTAGAATGCAGTATTTTACCACATCTTCATAACGACCCTCCGACCACCACTTAACAGCAGTTAAACCGTCTGCTGATTTTTTAGTTCCTAAATTACACTTTGCTAGATTATCTAACGATACATGAAACCCATTTGAATGTTTATTCATTATTCTACTAGTATCAATACATCTTGTTTCTCTATTGTCTATGAATTTTTTTGCTATAAAAATGTCCATAGAATCACGTAGAGCCGGTAGGTCAAAACTTATAATGTTATGTCCTAAAAGAATACCGCCCTCATCAAAATGTTGGTCTAAATCATATTTTAAACTTCTAAGAGATTTGACCAACACACCATCAATATTCATAGGCTTATCTACATATGCTCTAGCCTCTTTACCATCCCATGTTGTTACGCAAGTAATATCCCACATGTGAGTATTATTCCATCCGCCTATATCTGCCGCACTATTCCCTGTTTCAATGTCAATTGCTAATACTTTATTCATTTTTAAATACCTCCATATCTTTGATTTCTTCCAAAGAATATCCATTTAATATCAAATCAAGAAGACTACTTAAATGTTTTTCACTTATAAAAGTAATCATAATATCTACTACATCTTCCTTAGTAATCCAATCACTATTAAAAAAGTCTCTAAGACCCCTAATTGTATTTTTATTCATCTTTTGCCCTCCTAATATACACCTTACGATTAATTGTTTTTTCTTCAAATAAATGGTCTGTACTATTCCACAATCTGTAAAAAGTTGCTCTTGCCTTTTTTGTAGCCTCCATGTAAGACTTAATTAAAATAGTCTTAGAAATCCAACCTTCCTTGCTTACAGTTGAAGTAGCCTTTTTCAAACAAGCATCGTAAATAGTCGTGATTTGACTTTCCTTGACTCCCTTCTTTAGACTGCCTTTTTGATTTTTCAATCTACCACTAAACCACTCGGTAATAGAATCATATGATTTTGTAGATAACAACATTCCTTGGTCTACATGTTTTGCCGTGACAACTGGCGACTTTTCAGCAATAGCACAAAGCGTTGAGGCGATAGTAATGTTGTTAATCAGATTCATTCTAAACGAATCTAGTGCGTCCTTCATTACTCCTTGGAACCCATTAGTATAGGTTCTCATTCTTTTTACTTCAATTTTAATACGATTCCAAGCATCCTTTGATAGGGGACACACTTCAATTTTATTATTGTCCACTTCCTTTAATCTTTCTTGAACCCAAATATAAATATCGTAGAGTCTTTCAGCCATCTCGCTTGGTATTTTCTTTCTTGCGCTATCATCGTAGTTTCCATAAAGTCTTTCCAAATACATGTCTTCCATTCGGTCCTTCAACGAATCGGGGATGTCTCTAATGTAAAGCCACATTCTTTGAAAAACACCCTTCGTTAGAATAACCAATTCAATACCTTGTGGGGGAAGAGTAGTAGCCCATAGAGAACGTTGACAATCTACTACAAAATCTTTCTCCCATTCAGTTAGTCGCTTTTTTATTAGGTGCGAATCAGATTCTAACTTATTCATAAATTTTTGAAACATCATTACAACATCTTGTTTGTGTTTAGTTTCCTTGAAAATACCCGAATGTTCAAATTCGTCAAAGGCGATAATCCCCGAACCGTGGAGAGCACCATATCTTTCAATATCAATTTCACGCGGTATGTCATAGACTTCATTATTTTGTGCCGCAATTGCCGCATCAGCACTTCTATATGCAGGGTTCGGCTGATTTACTTTAATTGTTCCTAAAAGTGCTTGGTCTGTAAAAGCATCAGGGTTGTTAATAGTAAAGGCTCTATCTCCCTCTCTTCTTCCCTGCATTCTTCCCCAAATTCTTTCATATTCTGGGGATTGCGGAAATTTATTTACTAGGTCAAATATAATGTTCCAAGTCGGTGAGAGAAAATCCCACATCGCCGTCTTACCACTTCTAGCCGTTTGAATCCAACAAAAGTGAATTCTTGGGTCTAAGGGAGCACCTGCCGCCCTAATTCTAATATCATTCTTTAAAATCTGCCCTAGAATAACAAAAAATGACATATGCGCTGGATATTCATTATACATTGAATATTCCTTAACACTATTTGCCCAATCTAGAACAACTTTTGGTAAAGAAACGACTTCTCTCAGTTCTACTGCTTCAATTGCTTCCTTTGTTAATTCATTGATGGCGTCATAATACGCCCATTCGTCTAATTTTTCTGTTTCTGTCAATACGATACCTCCCTGTATTCATTTAGTGCTTCTTTTATATTTGAAGCGGTTATTTTTCCTATTTTTTCTATCTTTGTTAAAGATTTTATATCACTTGATGCTATTTTTGCTATTGACCCGTAGGTTTTAAGTAATATTTTTGCTTTTTCTTGTGTAATTCCTTTAATTTGTGTTAACATATCAATTCTAACGTCATCTGTTCTCTTTTTTCTTGGCAACATTTTAGTTAAATTAACTTCCCTGTCTTTATTAAAAAAACACGCCACTATAAACTCTGCCGCATCCTTTGTATTGGGAATCCAAACAACTTTTGTGTTAGTATTTAGTGTAATGGCTGACATAGCCCCCACCATTCGTCTTTTCATCTTATCTATAATTAATTTATCAACATGTTTTAAGTGTGTTGCTAGTTCTGAAATTTTACCATGAATTAAAACGATAGTCTTACTATAATTGTCCTCCATATTACTAATCTGATTAAACATTCTTTTTTCCTTTACAGAATAATAGAAGTCATTTACTGATTTAGCCTCAATACAAATTTCACTACCCACATAGTCTCCGACTTCAATAAACATCCTTTCTATTGGGACTTTAGCCATTCCAGCAAAGTATTCTACATTAGAACAAAGAACAGAACTTTCTCTGCTATCAATTATCATTCACCGTACCTCCAACACTTACCTACACACATTCCTTTATCAATTAATGTTGCACACGAAGCCGACATAAATCGCTTATCTACGACATAATTTACAAACTTTCTAGTGGTGGCTGGACTGTAATCAATCCAAACATCTTCTTTATTTGCTATTTGTTCAATCTCAGCACAGATAATATTTTTAATATCCGTTAAGACTTCGCCCTGTAAGTCTCTTGGATTTCCTTCAACACCCTGTTCAATCAAAACCATATCAGAAATAATTTCATTATACCATTGAACAAGTAAATATCTAGCCTCATGTAAAGGATTTTGAACCAAGTTGGCTGAGGCCAAACACGGAATAACTGGTAGTGTGGCGGGTCTTTCTACGCCCTGTATTTCAATACCAACAGATTCAATTTCTTTTACCTGCGGCCAAACTAATAGTTCTTTTCCGTAGTATTCGTTTTTACCACCTCTTGGTTTCTTGCTTAGATTTAATATAAACCCAAGGTCATTTTCTAAATCACTTTTTCTCAAAGGTATGGAAAATCTTTTAGCACCTAAATGATAAGTATTTTGAACTCTCCTTAGACGAGTTGTATTAATAACCCTATGGTCTAATAATGGAGACTTTTTTATTACGTCATGACATATGTTAAAAAATGCCTTGACTCTTCTTAAGTCCGAAGTTCTTTTGCCATAAACGAATATGTAAAACCCCCTACCACTAAAAGCCATTCTATGTTTTAAGTCTCTGCTTTCTAACCATGTATGGAGAGTTTTCAAATTTTCATATGCTTCCTCCAAAGAATCATTTCCATGTGCATCAATATCCAAGAAAATTCTATCAATGATTACCGAGTGCTCAAGACCACGACTACTAGAAAATTCATCGTAGTTATAAACAGAGGTATAAACATTCATTTTACCGTTGTAATCGCCAATAAATTCAAGGAACTCTTCTTTATCATGGACAACTTCTCTCTTGGGTTGCCTTGCATTTGTAAATGGGCTACCTGCCCACATTTCTCTCGGAAAATACATATTTTCACCTCATATTTGTTTTGTGTCTTTCTTGATTTGCTCAAGCAGTTCGCCCTTGGAAGGAAGAACCCTTTCTTCTTTTTCTATTTTTTCTGGTAGGATTGCTGGTCGTATGCTCATTTCAATTCTAGCAGAATCTAAATCCTCAACAATAATTTCAGTTAGGGCAGTAATTGTATCAAGATAAAATGAAGACCTGACTTTTTCCTTTAACGTATCTTCAACGGTTGATACCATTTGTTCTATTGAATAGTTCTGTTTATCAATAATACTCTCAAGGGTCTTTTCAATATTATAAATATTTTTAACGGTCCAATTAAAATTTGCTACTTCTGTAATTAGTTCATCCATTATGTTATCACCAGTCATAAGTTATTCCTCCTTCTCCTTTCTCACAAACAGAAAATAAACCACACTTCCTACACTTCTTATAGAAGTCATCAAAAGGAAACTCCTTAGTCATGTAAGAATCCACCAGTTTTTGCATTGAATTTAACACGGACTGTTCCGTGCGAGCCTTAACAGGTTCTAGAAAAATGTAATTACTAGCAGGAAAAAACCAACCCCAATATCCAAATTCCATGTTAGGGTCTAGACCTTCTGCAATTTTTTCTTCATCTGTTGCGTTATCAAAAAGCATCTTGTAAAAAGCCATTTCCTTCCTCATGTGAGTAGCCTTACTATCTTTCCAAACACCAGTTTTTAGTTCAAGTGGGACATAACTACCCTCATGTATAAACAATCTATCAATTATTCCCTGAAGGTGAACTTGAACCCCGTTCACGTCAAACTTAGCATTTAGCCTTACTTCATTACCGACTGGTTTAAAGAACTCAAGCGTTCCATCCTTTACACAATCAATGAATCTTTCAGCAGACCAAGAAGCCATTCCCTTGTAAAGCGATGAAGTAGTCTCATCATTTGTTTCGGGATATAAAGCCATGAACGACTTTACTAATTTATTTGGGTCGTCTATGTGTTCCATCATTTCTTCTGTATCTACTAAATCCCAAAATGCCTCTTGTGCGTTGTGAACTTCTGTTCCTCGTAGCATCGCCTCCGTTGGCGGTCCTTTGATTTTACCATTACCGAAAGGGTCATAGTTCATTACATAAGAACCCCGACAAAAACCATAAGTCCCAAGTGAAGATTTTGTAATTTTTAACATAGGGCTTTTGCCGTCATCAGGGTTCCATTGATATGTAAAACCGTTATTTAAATCATTTTCTGTCCATGCTTCAACATACTCATTCATTGACTCTCCTCCTTGAGAGTGTCAATAAGACTAGATGCCTGTTGTCTAGTAATTCCTTCAAATATTCTTGACTGGCCTCCTAATTTTGTAATATATTCAAGTTGTTTATCTGTCGGTGGACCGTCAATATTTTTAACCGCTCTACTAGGAGACTCCATTACCTTCCTTCTGAGAGAGGCAGTAGTTTCATCATGACAAGCCTTACAGACTTCTATTACATTACTTCTAGCATAGATTAGGTATTCTTTTCCAAGTTCTCTACATCTATGTTGAGAAATAATATGGTGCCATTCAGTCTTTTCAAATTTGTCTCCGCAGATAGTACAAATCTTCTGCTTGACCCAAAACTTCTTTTCCTTCTTATAGATTACAAGTAATTCTTGTTCTAGTTGTCCTATTTCTTGTTTCTTTTTATTAATTCTTTCATGTAATTTTCTCATACTTTTAACATATGTTCCATCTTTCTTTCCCATTTTACCACCAATCCTCCAATGATGTTTGATTAACGTCTTTTTTATACAAGGTCAAAGGCCACCCCATACTCTCAAAGACAAGTGCAGATTTTTTAATAATTTCTGCCTCAGCAATAAACTCCCAATCGGGTTTGTATGTTTCGCTAAGTTTCATTTGATTCACACTTCTAAACGCTAAGTATTCTGCTGTTTTAGATTCACCACTCCATATGTAGCATTTTTCGTCCAAATCACTATTATTCATTTTGTAGTAGTAGTAAGAATCCCCTTTTACGATTTTACTACCCAAGTTTTGTTGATTATAATACAAGATACCTGCTGTCCCTCCTGCCACCATCTTATAATCAGATAGTGGTTTTATTAAACGGCTTCGTTTTATTAAACGGCTAATGTCCACCTCACCTTGTACTATATCTTTATACCAACCATTACAGTAGGCTACTATTTCGTTCTTACATTCAAACAAGGAGACTTTCTTTAAAAGGTTTTCCTGAAACTCCTTCGCAACTGGTGTCTCATTACTCTTCTTCATCTCAAAACCCATCACGAAGAATTTGTCCTCGGATAAAAAGTCCCCGTCCTTCCACGAAAGCCAACCACAATATCGGTTCTTTTTCTTGGAGAGGAAAAACTTGGAGGCAAACTTCTCAAATTCTAACTCAACAGGCTCACGGAAAATCTTCTTTGAAATGTAATCGTTCAATTTCTCACGCAATTCTAGTGCATCATCAACATCTTTAACCTTAATGAAAACAGAATCGGTGTGTCCGTAAATAACTTCGTAGCCCAGTCCTTGAGCATAGAAAGCCGTCATCCTCATAGCCCTACGAGCAGAAGCCGTGATTGATTTAGCCATGTCCATGTCTCCCCACCCGTAGCCGTCTTTTGCTAGAATACCGTAGAATGCGTTGACAACCCGCTTAGTAGCCATCTGTGCTGAATCCCACTTTTGATACTCTTCTTCCGTGGTTGCTTGAGAACGCAATTTCTTGTAAGAATCCCGCATCTCCATTAACTCCTTGACCGCTTGAGGCAACACACCTTCACCCTCGTTGCTGAAATGGATGTTAGGTTTGCCGTCATAGGGCTTCAGATTCTTGGGAGTTTCCCACCAAACAGGATAACCGCTAGTGGTCTTAGTCTCCCACGAAATATTCATTGAAGCCATCATGGATGGATATAGGGATTTGAAGTCAAAAATAGCCACGTTTTCATGTTGTCCGTAAGTCTTTTCCTCATCAGGGTCCATCACGAAAGCCGCTTCAAACTTTTCCTTTGAACCTTTTAGTCCAGTAGGGGGAATCCAGCCAGCCTTCTTCATAAAATACACACCAGCCATTTGTGAATTGTGATATGTGTTTTCAAACGGACAACCGATTAGCCGTTGTAGGGCCAACTGATTCTCGCTAACATTTAATTTTTCATCAATATCCACACACAATTTTACATCTATTCTTGCGTATTCTAAATAAGTATTTGTGTCCTCAAGCCAAGCCCTTTCGTAAAACTCGTTGTCTTGAAACTTTGAAGAAACAACCTTACCATCATTTTCTAGAACTAATTTAGAGCAATCATCTAGTTTTAAAGAGGGCAACGTTCCCATCTGCGAATCAGTCCAAAGGCGTTCAAATCTGTCCATTAAGCAAAACGTTAATCTTCCTTTAATTGGTTGTCCACTATTATAATAGTTTTCTACTTTTAAATCCCATCCTACTGGTTCTCCATTTCTACGACGACGACTAACATTTTTAATTTCTCCATAAGGAGACATCAGCGTTGGATTAATATTCAATTCACACATACGAGAAATAACTTTCGGTATGTCAAAACCAAGCAAATACCAACCGATAATCATGTCGGGGTCTTGCTCTTGCATTAGACGAATAAAGGCGTAAAGCATATCAGTTTCATTGTCGTAAATTTCAAGCCATTCTTGGTGAAGAATACTGTTATCCGGCTCACCTGTTGGGAACCAAGTCATTACAGTAGGCTTTTGTGTGTAGTTATCGTAAATACTTAACACCGTAATTTTCCCATGATGTTCTCCGCCTACTTGAGTTTCAATATCAAAATACCACTTACGAAGATTATATTCGGGAACGTCATAATCAGTATCAATGCACCACAAACGGGAAGCATCTACATCTCCCTGAAATGTTCTTTCTGTGCGATGTATTTCCTGTATAATATTATATCTGTCGTATGGGTTTTCATAATAATATTTTAAAAGAGGAACTCCGTCTAGGTTTCTTAATTTAGTCTTCTCAATTTTAAAATTGATTTTTCTACCTTTTACTACAATACTACTACCAATCTTTGTATTGATAGATAAATAAAAATAAGGTTGACATTCAAAGGTTTCTTCTTTTCTCTCATCATCACTATTACGATAGCGAAGTTTAATCTTGTGCTGATTGTTCTCTTGAATCGTATTTATCATCATTTTTATCACTCAGTATTTCTATTTCAATATCATTTTCTCTTAATTCATACTGCATTTGGTTTTGTATGTAGTGAACTAAATGTTGTTTTAGTTCTTTGGCTGAGGTATCTTTCCAATACCAACCGCCTTTTACTAGTAGGTTTAATTTAAATTTAGGGCCTTCACCCATTCAAATCCCTCATCATTTGTGCAAAGTCTCTTCCGTATTTCATGGTAAGTTCAATATCCTTAAACTCCTCCATAAGTCGCTCAACATATACGGCGGCATCCATCAATTCTTCTTGTAGGTGAACAAGCCATTCGTGAACGGAAAGGTCTGTTCTTTCCATCGTAGTTCCGTATTTCTTTTTGCCGACTCCTGCTCGTTGTTGAATTTTCTTACACACTTCGTCTTCGTGTTTGCTCACTCTTCTTCCTCCATGTTCATGTTTAGAATCGTGTCAAGTAGTCTCACTTGACCAATCAAATAGAGGATAACCCCACTATTGCTTTCCCCATACATTTTTAGAAACTGCTCTAGTGTTGTGTTTCTTTCATTTAAGTTGTGCATTAGCGTATCGTGAAGTTGTGTTCTCATCGTTGCTATAATTGTTAGTAGTATTTCTTTTTCCATACTCATTCCGTCCTTGGTGCTCGCATTAGAATCATATCGGTAGTGCGAAAGATAATAGGCATTTCATCATCATAGAAAATCGCTACCTCGTCATCATTTGTATATTCTAAAGCCTTAGAAATAGGCAAAGAAAAACTAGCGATTGCGTCCCTACTAATTGGGGAAATAGGTTCTAGATTAGTAGTAATAGACTCTGTAAGTTTATCAGAAGTAATAGATAGAGTATTACCTTTACTATTTGCGTTGAAGGTATAAATACTGCTACCAACTCTCTCCGCCATATTTATAGCACTTATCAATTCGTTCTTCATTAAACAAACCTTTGTTTTTAGAACTAGTTTTTCAGTAGCCGCATATGTCTCTTCATCTTCGTAGTCCTCTTGCATAGAGTCAGAAAATTTACCTATAATGTGAGCATAATCATGTCTCTCTATAACAGGTATTTCCACGACAGAATTTCCAGATATTATCTTTATTATATTATCTAAAAAACTGATAGTAGAATCTTCATCTACTAAATACTTAGTTAAAATATCAGCATTGACAAAACCATACTGTTTATTCATCAGAGGGTTTGTGTCTCTAACTCGGTTATATACCCGAACGTATGTAGAAGCATCCCCGTTTTCTACGGATATTTTGTTGCCACTACAACTAATTTTAACACAATTACCCAACTGTCCCTTTGTGTTGCTGAGTCCTTGGTTGTATTTGCCCTTAAGCAAACACAAGTTTATCATTTCTTTCAATCTTTTTCCATTCATTGTAAATTTCATGTGTTTCACCACCTTTTTCATAAATTCAATACATAATACCACACTACACACTCAGAGTTAAACTCAAAGTGTATTATCCTTTATTGCTTCAAGACCGTTCCAAGAGACTTTGCCCTTTACGTTCTCAAATAACAAAAAGGATTGACCTTCATTTTCTGCATTTGTTTTTGATTTGGTAACCTTCGCATAAAGGCTAGTTTTACCATTTCTTTCCTCACGGGAAGTAATGACATGCTGATACAATTTAGCAGTCGTTGATTTTTCCCAGTCGGGTTTCTGTCCCACCACTTCAAAACCGTCATGAACTTCCTTCATGTGTGTAATGAAAAACTTGTGGCATTCTAGTTGACAAGCCGCTTTAAACAAACGCTGGTATTCTTGGGTTCTAGCAAACCATTGTGTAGGGACCATTTTTACCTTATCTGCCTGTCGTGGGTCATTTCCCTTGATGTGATTTAACCTAGCAATCATATTTGTTGTGTCAAGCCAAGTATCTAGTCCGTCAAAAACAATCGCTTTAACAGCCTTAACTTCAATTTCTTCTTCATCATCAAAAGAAATCTTATTTGTTTCAATCGCCTCTTTGACCATTCCAATAAAGAAACGTGCCATGTCAGCAGTAGCCATATAATCAATTGTCATGTCGTCCTTATACACATGAGGATTATAGATAAACACCTTATCATCGGAAGACCAATGTTGCCTCCATGTTGGTTCTGCTCCCTCATCAAAGTCAAGAACAAAAACCCAATGTGTTTCTCTTTCTTCATCTGTCCTACAATCCAAAGCAAGACCAGTTTTACCCGTGCCGGGGTCCCCAGAAATACCACATATCATATATGCTGATTCTTGGGCCAAGAGGTTTCTTCGTTGTTGAAACGCTCTTGCTTTCGCCTTCGCAAAGGCTCCCAGTTGGTCTTCTTCTTTCACTTGCTTCAGTAGTCTATTACTTGCTTTTCCTGTTTTCTTCAAACTCATTCTTCTTCATCTCCTTTAAATTGTGCTTTTAATTGTTGTAGTTGGTTTTCATGAACAATTCTAGTGAACATTTTACCACTACTTTTCATATGGAACCTCACACTAAAAGTTCCATCATCTTGTTTTCTCCACTCAATACTTTCTACCTCGTCCATATCAAGTAGAATTTCATTCATTCTAATAATCATCTTTTTTCCTCCAATAGGTATAGGCCTTGCACCTATCCGTAAGTCATTCTATCGCCACTTATACACGACAACTCGTAGGCCGTTCTTGTATCTCTATGAAAACGACCTAAGCGAGAATTACATTTCGTCTAGCCTTTCGGAGAGGAGCAAGAGGGCAGAAGCCCAAAGCCCCACAAAAATACCCAACTGTTGGTCAAAGTAATAAATACCAATGCTTCCAACAATTGAAACTAGACTACTATAAAATCCTAACTTTTTGTAGTTCATTTAAATCACCAATAACTTAGCGAATCCCCATCATCAGTTGAGACTTCTTCTTCAAGACCAGTTCCTAGACGGACACGAAGACCGTAAAGGTTGATAGAAACGGGGTTATATTCACCATCAATTGGCATTCCCGATTCGTCTTTCCTTTGCGTTTGATTGGTTCGTCCAATGACCACAATATCAGAACCAACACCAAAGTTCAAATCAACATGCGAAGGAACCCAAACAGGTGTTGAGTCGGGCATGTCTTCATCATCAAACCCATAATTAGCATCCAAAGGTTCAACCCAAATAACACGGTTTCCGGTTTTTGGATTGGCCTTAAGATTCATGCTAGTAACGATACCGTCCGTGACAACTACCTTCAATCCTTGTTGTGTCTGAATTTCTTGGTGATAATCCTCCAAGTCATACAAATCCGTGACATATTCAGCCATGTTTTCAACAAGTGCTTCCTCGTAATCGTAAGAAGACGTATCAAACCAAAGTGGGTTATTATCGTCCAACGAGTCAATGTATTGGCTAAATTCTGTTTTATTACGGATTCCGTAGATAGCATTCCTATCCTCGTTAACTAGACCGTAGAAGGTTATCATTCGGAAACAGTCTGCTTTGAAATTTTTAGCCATTTCATTCTTGAGTTGAACAGTCCATAGTTGAGTTTCCCCTCCTTCTTTCTGTCCGATGAAATGCGCTCGCACTTGATGTTGTTCCTTTGGCAAAGGCTTGCCGTAGTTTTTGTTGGTGTCTCCCGACTGCCAAGTTTTAACAGCGTCAATGGGAACAATCCAAGTAGTTTCGCTAATTTCAATTGCCATATCAGGAACCGATGGAATGGTCTTTGTTTCCCATTCACCATTTCTTACCTGAGTTTTAAGGTAGTTTCCATCCTCAAGAGTAATCTCAGCAACCAATTCATCGGTAAGAGTCTGACTAGAATCGCTGTTGTAGCGAGACAAAACAGATTTTCTCTTGTATTCCATTATATCACGAACTGGTTCAACAGCCGCAAAGAACCCTGTAATGTGTTCTCCAAATGTTTGGCTATTGTTTGAACGATTGGAGGAAAGACGACTTCTCACATATTGGCGAGTCATGGACATAGCCATGAGTTGTTGTCGTTCATCATCCAAATCTAGTCCACTACTACCGGCTAGTTCAGTATATTTTTCAGTCATTTCTTCTACTTCAATGTTAAGTCTTTTAGCAAGACCATTCAATTCTTTCTCTATTCTTTCTAACATTTTTTTCACTTCCTTTCGTGTTTCATAATTTGTGAACAGAACCAAGCAATCAATACCTTCGGTGATACACTTCGGCTCCTCCACTCCATTTCTCCTATCGTTGCTATGCACATAAACTTTGTGCTAGTATTCAAATCCATATTCATAACAGATTGTAGGAGTTTATTACATATATCCTTTACACTTTGTCCCTTTCTGATTAGACCGTCTAAATAAGTCATTCCCTCAGAATTACCAGCCAATAGGCTAGCAAGTGAACTTTCATAATGCTTAGTAGTAGCATTGATAAAATCCTCTACTTTTGCACCAGAAAAAATACAGGCCTGTACCTCGTTAATGGCACGACGAAAATCACCATTACAATTTTCAACAATTTTACTCAATATTTCTTCGGGCGAATCGTGGCCTGAATCGTAGCCCTTTTCATAAATAATTTTTAGTAGTCTCTCAACTTGAACAGATGTTGGTAGGGCCTCAAACACATAATTTGCACAACGGGACTTGAGCGCATCTTCCACACCATAAGCATCATTACAGGTGATAATAAATACCGTATTTGTTGCTCTTTCCATAGTTCTTTTTAGTGCTCGTTGGGCATCTCTAGTCATACCTTCTATTTCGTCCAACAGAACGAACTTTAGTTTCTGACCACTTACTGACCTAGTTGTTAGAAAATTATATATGGTTTCTCTAACAGTTTCTAGTTTCCTATCTTGACTAGCATTGATTTCAAGAAAATTAGTTGCGAGGTCGTCTTGTAAAAACTCTCTAGCCATAACATAGGCGGCTGTCGTTTTACCTGTCCCCGGAATACCATAAAGTAATAGGTTAGGCATCTTGCCTCTCCTAACCCAATTTTCTGCATCTTCTTTAAATTTATGTTGCCCTATAATTTCACTAATTTTTGTCGGTCTAAATTCTTCTGTCCAATTCATGTCGTTCCCTCATAATCAATCTTTTAGCCGTTAACACATAACCCGCTACGGACACGGCACTTCGTAGCGAGGAACACACAACCCCTGCGGGGTCAATTACCCTGTATTCGGGGGCATGTAAATACCATTCGTCTTGGATTCCATCGTAGGCATATTCTTGAGAAAGGTTGTGCATTACATTCTCAATAGTGGTTTCTTCCCCCACACAATTCTTATACAGGGTATTAAAAACTGCAAACAAGGCATTCCTGAATCCAATACGAATATCTAATTCAACATGGGGGTTATTGTCAATATCATAGTATTTTAACAAAGACAAACCCGAACCCCATGTGTAGCCTGTTTGAATAGCCGAGCGAACTGCATTTAGCGAATCATCTAGTCTATCCTTTTTGTTGTGGATTTCCTGTTCTGATTCTCCGTGAATTTTGATAATCCCTGCCATTCCATTTAACTTACCCATTCTAGCCAAGTTCTTTTTCTTATGAAATTCTGTTTCGGCCATATGAGCATCCTCAACAATTTGTTCGCATCTTTTAGCAACTCTTTTAGCATCAGACGGCTCTCCAATAAATAGTGTATTAGAAGCATTAATAACAATTGATTCACATTCACCCAAATGTTCAAGTCGGGCGTGGCGAATATCTTCGTCCAAAGCATTAATGAAATAATGACAATCAAGGAATGTAGCCAAGTCTCCTAACTTAAGACCAGTCCAAACAGAAATATCCTCGGCCCTAGCAATAGAAGCATCAATAGAACCATTCATGCTATTCACTACAAATTGATTCAACGCAATAGGACTAATAGATTTAAGCACTAGTAGTAGTGGGCGTTTATTTTCTTTTGCTATTTCTAAAACAGGTAAAATCTCTTCAAAGTCTTTCACCTCTTGGTCGCTAACCAACACAAGTGGATTTTCCATTCGCATTTCTTTTCCATTAACTTTTTCCAAAACACTATGAATATATCCAGACGTTGTTTCAAAGCCCTTTACAATTTCCATTTCGTCCTTTCCCGTGTGAGAGGGTTCAACGGTAATTACACCATCCATCCCAATAGAACGAATAATTTGACTAATGCGTAGAGCCATCTCTTCGTCGTTGTTTGCACTAATTAGTGCAACAGCATAAATGTTATCAAGTGTAATTTCCGACGCATTAAACGAAATCTCGGATTCTAGAGTTTGCATTAACTTCGTGAACTCGCTTCTAATTAGCGTTGGGTTATATCCCTGTTCAATTAGTTTCATTCCTTCCTTAATCAAAGCATTAGCCAACACCGATGCAGAAGTAGTTCCATCACCGGACTTTTCCTGCGCTCGCTTACAGACTTCAATAAGAAGTTTTGCACCAACCATCTCTTCTTTTGTCAATGAAATGTTTTTAGCGATTGTTACACCATCGTTGATAATTAATGGTGGTAAATCATCGGGTCTGTCAATAATAACAGAGTTTCTTGCTGGTCCCAATGTCACGCCGACTACATCGGCTACTGCTTCTATTCCTTTTACTAGTGTTTCGTTAGTTTCTTCTTCATTATAAATCATTCTTCTTCCTCTCCTTCGCTACACCCACACCCTATTGTAGTGCATTCCTTTTCCAATAAATAAAAACGTCCACTTCCTGCATGTCGTATTCTACCAAAATAACCCAGATGCTTAGGATTATTAGGTCTTATTGAAATTCCACGAATCATGCTATTAAGTTCAAGCCACGCTATATATTCTAAAAGTTCGGGTGTGGGTATTTGGGTCATTCTGTTGCCTCCCATTTCATTGTTAGGTCGCAACAAGTCATAATATTTACAATTGGTTGTCGGTTTCGTGGGAAAATCTTTTCACAGCGTTTGCATTTAGCGACCCACATTATTCTTCCTCCCCTACTACGGCTACAATATCATTTGGTGATACTGCTTCAAATTCTTCACCGTTGAAAGTGAAAAGAAAACTTGACTTATACACTATCAAGTCTCCGACTTCCGTTTGACTGTTCTTTTCAACCACAACGCCAATATTTTTAGGTTGTCCCCTAACGATACCGCTTTCCGATTGCATTTTTCTTTTCTGTATTATAATATAATCATTTTTTGTCTTCATTCTTCTTCCTCCTGTTTTTTTATACATTTTCTACAATATCCCCATTTTGATAGTGTTTCGGGTGGGTCTTGATAACAATTACCACAATATTTAGGATATTTTCTCATAGCATCACCGCCGCAAACAGCATGAGTGTAATTATATTAACAATCATCACCCCGGTTGCTATCTTATTCATAGCGTGTATATCATCCTTCATTTTAACTATTTCTTGAAAAATCATATCACCCAATTTAATTAGAGTTTCCATATCTTTTTTCATTATAGTGTTCCTCCGTTTCTTTTAAAGTTAAGTTATTTAAATAGCCCTCAGATAAAACTGATAGTGGTATTTCCTTTATCAAGTCTCTTACGCCTAATGGAGAACCATTCAGCCATGAAGAAAAGGGCATACCTTTTGATTTTCTCATGTATAGTCCTCCAATTTATTTAGTGGTCTAACCTTCGGTTTCTCCCTACGTTTCTTTTTAATGCCCAGCAACTTACATTCGTTATCAGATAACTTGGTAGCCACATATTCTGCGTATGCTTGGTTGCTTATCAACTTTTTCAAGACATATGTTTCATCAGCCTTGAATCCCAATTTCAAACATATGGACTGGTAGGGATTGTCCTCCTTTCTTTTGGGAGGCACTAATTTACGATAGCCGCCAGCCCATGAATATGCAAATAAAGCATAGAAATAATTCTTGTTTAAACGATTCATCATTGACGAGACTACCATAAGTTTTTCATTTTCAGGAAATGTCGCAATAGCCCACGATAATAATTGCATAGGCGGCGGTGAAAAATGCACCAAATCACGATACAATCTATCCCGGTCCTTTGTTTTAATATATACTCCCATCATGTTCCAAATATTATCATCAAATGAAACATATTTTTCGTTGTTTTTACAAGTTAATATCAAGGACGCTTGGTAGTGATTTTTTGCCCCACACATCTTTACGTCGCAGGCGTTTAGTATTAGTTTTGGGACCGACTTCTTATTATGCGAAGTTAGAACTAAGTCAACCCCCGCATGAATTAAGTCCAATATTTTGTCAGTCTGTGGTTTGTAGTTCACTTCCTCAATAATAACCGTGTAGTCCTTTGGTATAGAGTACGGGTCATCAATCTTAATATCGCTAGCGTAGTAAAAAAGATTAATACCACCCCCCGCTTCAATCGTTGCTTTAGTTGTTTTTCCTGTTCCCCATTTTCCTACAAATATTTTAGGTCTTTTCCTCATCTTCATCAATCTTCACCTTAAATGTATATTTACTGTCTTCTTCTAAATGTATTTTTTCTTCAACCATTTTCATTAGGTCTTTAAATTTCATCCACCCTTTGTTTTTAGAAGGCACAAAGGATGGAAATATTTCACAAATGCGAAAAATGCTGTGCCTTCTTCTAATTAGTATCGTATCGGACCTTCGGCCCCGCTCACGAATTATACTATAACTAATGTCCTCGTTGTCAAGCGTTGAACAAATTGCCTCTATCATTTTTTGAGGAGGTCTTATGTAGACATAAAACCTAGGTTCCCAGCCTCTAGTGCTCCTAACATTAACTATGTGAAACTTACAAGAAGCCGTGGTCAACAAAATGCCACTCAATTGTTCTGTTGAATACATTATACCCCGCCCATATCATCTATGTCAATAGTCCACAAATGAAACTTCTTATGTCCAAATATGAATAAACCCGCTTGGTCTTTTGGTCCTATGAATGTCTCTCCACATATTAAACAATGAACTCTAACAATTTCATTATATAACCTAATGGATGAGTCGTCTATGATGTCTAGCACATTTCCCTCTTGTAGGGGCGAAGATTCCTCAGTTTCCCACATACGTTCTCATGTAATCCCTAAGTGTGGGATTCTTAATAACTTTTGCCATCTTTGGTTGAATATTTCTTATAGTTTGTTCAATAGTCTTATTAGTTCCTGACTCCAACTCCTTTTTTAGTTTTTTAGCCGCTTTTTGATAGCGTTTTTGGGCTGGTTCTTTCCACGCATAAAATGTAGAATAAGGACTAGCCATAAATAGTCCGTGGTCTTCATCTAAAAACTCCCAAATAATTGCCTCAATTAATCGTGTGCGGCACTCGTCCGCAGTTTTGGGTTCCTCATCGCTATCGTAGGTGGTGTCTAAATATGCTGTCGTCATGCAGACTTCTCCTTATACCTCGGATGATTCTTAGGCAAGCGATGTAGGCGGCGTTCACTCATATTTTGCATATACTGAGCAACACTAGCAACACTACTAGCCCAACGCTTTTCCGCCACTTCATCATTTTCGGGAACCATTTGATACTTTAAGTCAACTAAGGCATTGGCGATTAAATCGCTATCTAACAACACTTGAAGAATTTCATACTCACCGTGAGTGACTGTTCTAATCCTCGTCATCACAACCACAATCCCCGTTTAAATCATCCATAGCCATAATATATCCTGCTAAGGTAAAACATGCCTTTTCAAGTTCAAAACTAAATGTTTTGTTGAACTTCTTTGCCTCCTCAGTTAGACGAATGAATTCATCGTAAATTTTTTCTAAATTCATTCTTTCACCTCGTCCTGCATTTTCAAATATCCCAAGCGAACATCAGCGAGACTAATCCTAGTTGTCGGACCATTTCTTTCTCCTGAAGCAACACCAGTATAACGAACTAGTTGTTTGAGTATTTGCTCACATCTAACTTGTAGTTCCTCAACTGCTTCCGCCTTGATTCCTCTTCCAGTTTCTTCTTTTACAATTCTTCTAATTTCTCTTACACTAACCATTTTTTAAACTCTCCTTTGTTATAAAAAGTTTGGATGCCTGAACTGGTTAAGTTCCAAGCAACCCATAATTGTCCTGTGCCGTAGGATATTTCCATACAAGCCCAGTCCTTCTTTACAGTTCCTAAATTCTTTACATCTACCATATTTCCATATATCATTCTATACAACATACTAACATGATTAACGTTATCATGTAAATATTGTATTACTAAATGTTCTTGAACATTTACCCATTCCTCTTCTGAGTAATATTCTCCCGTCCCCTTACAGATTTTACATTTATTCCCATCACAAATGGGACAAACATACCTTCTATCATAGACGGGAAACCTTACTACCTTTTTTAATTCAGCGGGAATTTGTCTGTCTCTACGATTTTCGTCATCACTTCTCTTCCCTGTTTTTTCTCCCATATCAACCTCTCCTCTCCACCTAGAACAATTGCTTGGTTTAGAATAGGTCGCCATGTTCTCAACGTTCTCCTATCGGTTCCCGACCAAAAGGCAACTCCAAACGGGTGGGTATGAATCCAAGACTTTAGGGGAAGTTTCATTCCTGAAACCATAACTCCTCCGTAGTCAACCAGTCCGGGCGAACCGGAATTCATAAACAGTCTATCATTAGCGTCAACAATAACGCTTACTTCTAAACCACCTAACACTTCTACCGAGGCCTCCCAAATTTTATCTAAGAATAAAGGGCTTCCTGCGTCAGGCATTCCACTAAAAAGCAGATGCCGCCAAGCATCATGTATAGGTTTCTGCCAAACATCGGCAGGAACATCAGTCCATCGTTCATTCAAATTACCTACGGGTTCCTTGATATTATTTCCAAGGAAAAACCCGTGGTAGTCGTTCTCAATTTTTTCTTCCATTTTTTCATTCATTCTATCACTTCCATTTCTAATAGTCTTTTTGTTAAGTATTGACAATGTTCCGGCAAGGCGTGAACCTGTCCACTTACTCCATATCCGGCAACATAAATAGCGGGTTCTCCCTCAATTATAGTCTGAAAACATAATCGGCAATAAGTCCGACCTGTTCCCATTTTAACACCAAATGCAACCGCCATCAAACAGTCCTCCTGTTCATTCCTCTTCCCCCAAAATTTTTTCTTCTACTTCCTTTTGTGTTTTCAAATCATTTAGAAGAAACTTGATTTTTCCCTTCCAAGTCTTTCTTTCTTCTTCTGCCATTTCTTCAATGTATTTCCCTTTCTTCATTTTTCTCACTCCAATGGATGGTCAATGTCTTTATCTCCAAGCACCCAACGAAGAGCCTTAACCACGCCCTCCAATGCTTTGTAGTTCCTCATGTGGTACATCCGTTTCTTCTTCGGCCCGTCCAACATGGACATGTAGTGTGAGTTCTGTTTGCGCTCGGCCTTATCCAGCATGGTTTCAATATCATGCCAAGTTTTATCATAAGCGAAGTGTTCGCTGTCTTGGTGGTCGCTCATTGTCATTCTTCTTCCTCCTTTAAAATGGATGGGTATTCATCGGTATATATCAACCTATCAGCAATCCATTGTATGATTTGTTTCCTGTTCATGCGCTCCACCCATTTACAATCTCGGCGTGTTCTTCGCAACAAGCAAAACCTTCGGGGATTTCAATACCGTGAGTCATGCAGGATGGTTCACCACACACATCACAGGTGATATAGTAGGGAGACTCAAGTTCAATTTTACAGGTCTTACACTTCATTCTTCTTCCCCCGAATAATCTTTTAATACCCTATGTATAATCTCGGACATAAGCCCTATAAACACAATCATAACCGTTAGTGTAATTACAGGGTTCATTCTTCTTCACCTAATCCTCTGAATCGTCGCCATAGTGCATATAGATACCTCCCTGCAACTGCTAGCACTAATAAGTCTAAAAGGATTCCTACTGTAATAAATATCATCATTTCTGTTTCCATGTCTTCACCTCAAATACTCAACTGAATATGTTTCTTGACATCTTCACCAGCAAACCAACGCTGAATCCATTGTGCTCCCATACCAGCAATAGCAACGTGGGTAAAGTGAATATCCCCTGCGGAACCATCCCAACTATCACCTTGGCAACTAAACGAACCATCAGGTCCAACATTCAACATAGAAAGAATGTTTGGGTCTTCTTCGTAAGAAACCAATAACCCGTTTCTTCCCTGTGCTCTTAGGTCAAGCCAAGACATGCCCGTTTTGTAAAGCATCTGTCGCACAGCCAAATTATCTGCACAACAAACCACTAGGTCGTAGTTTGAAATTTGATTCTGCGTTAGCACCTTGTAAGGTTGTGGGATAACATAGGGCCAACCTGCAAAGCAAGAAACCTTGTGTTTATCCAGCATACTGTCAGTAAAATTTTGATAGGTCAAATTCTTTTGTTCTACGGTGTCCGGGTCAAAGACCGTTAACTCATAGATACCAGTTCTAGCCAAACAAGGAATCAAATGTGAACCTATTCCTCCTGCTCCAATTATCAATACTTTTCTCATATTATTTCCTCCAATTTTTTATTATATTTTAGCACGGTTTGTCTGCTAATATAGAAAGCCCGTGCAACTTTCCTTAGCGATAAATTCGTCGTCCTATAAACACAAGCAGACAATATATTCATGTTTATGTCAATTTTTTTAGATAACGCCCCTACAAAACTACCTATTGTTTTACATTCTTCTTCATCTAAATTAAGCGGTAGATTTCTTAGTAAGGCTTCCCATTCAGGCGGCCTATAAATTTCTGTTTCTTTTAGTCTCCCAAGTAGCGTCTTTACTGTTTTAGGGCGGACGCCCATATATGCACAATAATGTTTTAGTCTAGATACTTGGTTAGTATTACCCATGTATATGTGTAGGGATAAAACCGCTAGTGTATTTGAAGTATATCTGCTACTTCTGTATAGATTGATATAACTACTTCGGTATATTCTTTTTACCGCCTCTATGTCTTCTACTCCGTATTCTCTACAAAGTATAACCAAGTCAACCATTTCTCTATCTACGGGTTTCTCACTTAAGGAAACCGAATATATTCTTGGAACCACGAACGAACCACACTCACGACATTTTATTGCCTGAGAGCCAGTCAATAACATTTTTTGTGGACGGTTTGAAGTTCTGCAAACTAAGCACTCCATCTTTGAAATCCTCCTCAAATCTTTTTTTACCAAAGTATTTATCATAACCTCTTAGGGTAGAAACACTATCAATGTTCTTTTTATCATTTATTAGAACCATCACCCTAGAGGCTATTTGGTCGCCAACACTAACCCGTGATTCGGTTTGGTCAATACAGATACTACCTAGACTACGATATAGGTTTTTACCGTCCGAATAAATTTGTGATGAAAAGTAATCTTCGGTATTATTGATTTGAATTCTATAAGTCTTAGACAACAACTTTTGCCAACTTTCAAACGATTCCTTATCCCCATGTTTTGCGAATACCTTTAACGCTGTTAGCATCTTTTCGTCATCTTTAGGAATGATGTGTTCTAAGCATATAGTCTGAACATCTTGTCTTCCAGTCACAACATGTTTTCCTTTTTCATGTCTAGTTATCACCATCCAACATGCTCCCGGTCCACGAACATAAAGACCGTGAGAAGCACCGGGACGACCAGTATTGACTGTTAATTCGTGAACGTTAGGAAACGACTTGTGAAGTTTTTCTACAAGTTCCATGCTTCTTTTCGTCACTAAATTAGTAGACTTATTTTGAATCATAAATGCTTCAATTATCTTTTCTTGAGAATCAGTTAAAAATTTACCCGTTGATTGATGATATAGGTTCTGAAAAGGTATTGCCGTGTATTTGTTGTGAGAACCCTGACATGCTCTTATGAACATAACTGCTTGTTTAAAGGGCATTTCAAACCATATATCGGTATAGAGTTGAATCGCTACTGAATCTGGCCCAGTTCTCTCTAAATCCAACAGAGTCTCTACTCGCTCCTTTTTTGATGTAAAAAAGGTATATTTAATTTTATTAACCATCGCAGAAGTAATTTCCGTAGGGGTTTCCATAAAATTACACACATCGTCATCAATTTCTTCGCTATCTTTATACTTGGGCATCTTGTAAATGATAATTTGTAGTAGTCTTACCAAGTTTTTTAGAGAAATCTTATCCCCGTTAATAAAATATGAACGGCCCTTTTTTGCTATCCTAACATTTTTTGTTGATTCTAAATCACCCATAACACAAAAAGCAAGTTCACCGTGTAGGAATCCCTTGATTGTTCTAGTGAAACTTTTGTCGTCTAATGCTGAGGTATCAAAATTATTTCGTCTATATCTATATCTATATCCCCTACTAGGGTTTGGGTTAACCCAACCATTTTTATTAGTAAATACTATTGGGTTTCCTACTCTTTGGCCTCTTCTTCCCCTAAAATGTATTGTAGTTTTTATTGGTGTCATTCATCCACCTCCGAGTAGTAGATTTGTTCAGAAAGGTAACCATCGCAAATCTGAGTAAGTTTCTCTTGAATCTGTTTAGCAATAGCAGGTATAGTATTCCTGTGTAGGGCCAACCAAATTCTCTCTGTTTCATTCATTATGATTGTAATGCCGGTGCTACCCTTTTTAGTAATCACCATTGGTGGCATATCATTATCACGAACTATTTTATATTCAATAGTTTTTTCTGTCATTTCTTTCACCTAGTTTTTTCATATATTCTAGCGGGCTTTCCTTGAGGGTCTGCCTACTCACCGTTACGTGAGGAAATTGCTCAAACAAATGCGGCAATACCTCAAATAGTTTATCTTCTATTTCATAATTTTTAGTCCACACAGAGCCATTGGCTTTAAAGACCGTCACTCTATATAAGATGTTTTCATTTTCCATAATATCATTCCTCCTTTTTCTATTTTTTCATATTTTTTTTCTGTTTTAATTAAGCATCGGATTTGCATGGTGGTAGGAACGTTTGTTCTTTTACCTCCTCTATCCGAGCGATATTGTTCAAATTTTTCTCTGATGTTTTCTGCTGTTCGCTCCTTGCCATCAGCCATAATTCTGTCAATCACCCAAAAGACCTGCTTTCGGTGTCTTTTTCTTCTAGTGGTCATAGTTCACAAGCCCCACCAGCACAAGCCAATTCTCCTGTTAAGTCGGTATTGTCCTCACTCTCAAAGACTTGAGACAAATCAATATCCGATAGACATTGCTTCAATTCATTGTAGTGTTCCTCGTCAATTGTTTCAAATGGAGCCTGTTTGTAGGTTCCTCCATCGTAGGGCAGAACAGATAAACCGTTGTAAGCATGTCGGTTATCCCACATCCATTGGCCCACTTCTTCCCACTCTTCTTCTTTCAAAGAAACCGTGGCAGAAACATTGTGTGTGTTAATTCCATCATTGTGTCCTTCCTTAACCCAAGTCTTGCTAACCAAGGCAATACGATTTAACATTGACAAAGCAGACTCTCCACGAATAGTTGCTCCTTCGGGTGCGGCTTGAGGCACGGAAAGAATGGCTGTATCGTGTGGTCGGAAATAACAATCCTCAACCAATTCAGGCAAGTTATTCAGCAGGTAAGGATAAATTGCTTCGTCCTTTCCAACCCGTAGGCGGCGAATGTAATACTTATCGTGCCACGAATGAATACCACTAGAAGTTCCCAGCACTAGGGAAGTAGTCCCAGCAGGTTTCACACAGGTTAACCTAGCCGCCTTATTTATTTTGAAATTACCAGCCCAATAAGCATTAACTTTACGCACAATATCTGCGGCCTTTCTCAAGTTAATATCCGACAGAATTTTGTGTCCTTTTTCATCAGTAGGATTGCTTGCTATTCCAGTCATACTAACCCCCAGTAAAGCATCCCTTTCGGTATTGCGTTTCCAAACCTCTCTTAGATAGTGAAAATCTGTATAGGTGGCCTGCAAGGTAGCAAGGAAAGTAGCCAAAGAGACACGCTCAAAAAAGTCTGCCGTATCAACTAGATTACTAGCATTAATCTCTACCAAATTACAGAACTGATACGGACGAAGTGCAATTTCACAGCATGGATTTGTCCCCCAGTCTTTGTCGTTGCTAAAGTAAATGCCCGGTTCGCCGCTTCCACTAGCCTTAATACGTTCCCACAACGCATTGAAGAATTGTTGGTCTGCTCGGCTACGAATCAAAACTGCTGAGTTATTTGCTCGTCCTCTTTCGGGATGAGTTTCCCACCAATTACCCGACTTACAGGAAATCATGTCGTTGTCATCTGCACTAAAAAGACTAATCAAAGCCGCACGACGAATTCCACCAGCCAAAACCGCATCAGCAATAATACACATAATATCGTGAACTTGGATAGGTTTTAGTTGAGTATTTGTTTCGTGTTCTTTGAGGATATTTTCAACCTTTACTAAACATTCTCGTAGGGGAGCAGGACCCGGAGCCTTTCCACCGGAGGTGATTAGCGGGGTTCCTTTCTTACGAATATCTGAATAGTCAAAAATGGGTGTGCTTTTTGTTACACCAAAATAACTCTTCATCAGAACCTTAACTGCGTCAGCCCAACCTTCTATTGAATCGCCAATAAGATACCTGCGAGTTCGGTTAGGGTTTGGGTGCTGAACTTCCGGAAGCATTTCAATATGGTGTCGCTGAACTGAATATCCAACACCAGTTCCACCCAACAAAAGAAACATTGATTCACTAAATGCGTCAATGTGCTCAATTGGTAGATAAGCGCAGTTGTAGATTCGGTTAGGACTAGTTTCAATTGGCTTTCCGGCAAATTGCATTGACCTCATAGATGGTAAGATTTTCTTACTCCTTACCATTTCGTAGACATCTCTAATAGTCTCCTCCCATTTAGGGAACTTTTTGATGTGCATTTGCATGTTTCGCTCGCACAATTCTTCCCATGTTTCTCTTCTCATTTCGTCTATTTTATACTTAGCATACTTCATATGCACAGTAATGTTGCTTAAAATCTCTTTTTCATTCATTCATTTTCCCCTCCTTGGGTAGTTGGAAGTAGTAAATAGATTGTTTATAAATCATTCTACTAGCCTCCAAGTTGTTTCTTTTTTGTTCTTTCCGTCTTCGGTAAAATACCTTTCTTCTATTTTTTCAAAACTTTCGTGGTAGCCCAGAACATTTGCTAACGCTCCGGATGTAATACCATACCGAGTGTTGGAGTTTAACCAGTCTCTAATCTGAAGAAAAGATGCCTCGTTATCTTCACAACTCTTTAGATATTTTTTAATCCACCTTATGTTATTGAAATGTTTATTATTTCCGACCCTTGGGGGTCCTCTGTTTTCAAATTTTATACTTTGATTATGTGTTCCCATATTTATCACTTCTTTTTATTATTGAGTAGGTGCTGGGGGCAGGATTTGAACCTGCGAACCTTTGAGGACAGGAGTTTAAGCCCTGCGCTTTTAACCATACTCAGCCACCCCAGCGTTTAACGGGCGTAGGAGGAATTGAACCCCCATCTCCGGCTTAGAAGGCCGGAATGCTATCCTTTACACCATACGCCCTTAGAATTTAATGTCCCTTACAATTGGGACAACAATCATTGTCATCTACTATTTTTTGTGGCGGTTTGCCTACAAATAGTCTCCAACATCCAAAGTCCATTCGTTGAAAGTTTTTACAACCTCCTCCGTTTTCGCATTGGTATCTAAAAAATGGAGCATCAGGCTTGCTACATGCACACAATTGGCGTTCGCACGAAGCCCAAGGTTCCATTAATATTAATTCTTCTTCATTACTAAATCTTCTTTTCATTATTCTTCCTCCAACATATCTATCCATTCGTCTTTTATTTTCCATTTTACATAACTTACTTTATCTATTTTTATTCTATCTAAGTGGGCGTCAACCTCTATGTTTCCACACCCACAAATTGTGAAATATTTATACTTGTTTTTTACAAGCACATTTTTTTCGCATATTTTACAATGCAATAATACGTCAATTTTAGGCATTTTCCCACTCTTCCCAAGTTTGAGACGAATTATCAATCTCCGCCGTATCTGAAAGCCCTGCTTCATCGTCTTGATATTTTTCGTCGGGTTTCATACTTATCCAACCTCTATCTAGGGCCATTGTTATCAACTTTTCCGGTATTTCTTTACCATTATTGCTGAGAAAATCACACAACACTAACCATTCTTCTGCCGATGCAGAGTATATTTCGTCGTGTAAATAAAACCCTTCAATTATACCATCTACTTTGATGGTCTTTTTTATTTTCTTTTGGTTATAGTAGTCCCTACGGTATTCTAATATTGCTCTGGGTGTTTCAATTAACATCTTTAGTAGCCACAGCATTTTTAGAAGCCTCCGCCTTTAATTTATTATAGTTCTTTAAATTTTGATTATATTTGAATTCAAAATAATTTACTGTTCCGTTCAAGTGACTTCTAATTGTTGCTAAGTCTCTTTTACCTAGAGTATTAAACAGTTGTTTATCTAATTTATGATAACCGCTTTTGTTATGAAGCGACCAAATATAGGTAATAACAGTACCTTTAGGTCTGTTCTTTCTATTTGGTTCCCTGTAAGTTAGATATATTTCTTCTTCTAACATATATTCCGAAATTTGTTTTTTTGTCCATCTCATAATATCACCTTTTGGGGTTTTTACAGAACCCCTTAACTGGCACTTCTTTTTCTTCTTAGTGCGAGAATAGAACAACGAACTGATTAGTCCTCAGTTCTGGCCTCCCACAATCGCTTGTGTCAGGATAACAGTTTCAATGCTTTCTAGTGGAATATTAGCCACATCAGCATGAGCAACCATTTCGCCATTGATGTAAGCCCAATGGGTTGGGTGATTGTAAATCTGTTCTACTGCTTCTTCTGCGGACAAAACCAATTCGGTGTGTCCTGTGTCATTCAAAATCGTTACGTCTACCATTTTTATTCCTCCTCATTTATTTCGTTGTTCTTAATTTGTGCCAAACATGCCTTTCGGAGTTTGGACTTTCCTCGCTGGATTTGTCCCTCGGTAAAAATACCCAAGGTCAACAAATCGTCTAGCATACGGCTCTTTTCGGAAACCATATATTCAAGTTCTTCTTTCTGTTCTGGGGTGAGATATTTCCCACCAGTCATTTTATCCATGAACTTTCTGACTTCTAGTTCAGTCATCAGTCCACTTCGCATCATGCTATTCATCTGTTCCAACAATTCATTCATGTTTTTTCACCTCCCACACGGCAACGGAATAACTTCCATTTTGTCCTGTGAGTATTACTGTATTAACCTTTCTAAAATGCTGTGAAGCATGTAGTTTGGTTCCTACTGATTTTATGCTACCTATGTAGTATTTGTCTTTCAAATTGTATTGTATTTCATGGGTTGATGACGGTCCCTTTTTTTCAAGAAATCTAGTCACAGCCTTTTCAAATCTATTCATTTTTTCACCTCATTACAAAATTTAGACCTTTCCATGCCTCGTAGCACGAGTCGTGGTATTTTTGTTTGATTTCTTCTGGGTGCATTAGTGGTCCTCCGCATATTTCACATTTATGTTCCATTAAATCACCTCAAATATCACCAAAAATTTCTCCACAAATCGGTTCAATTTTTACGACCCAAATTGAGTCTTCGTTCCAAGTTTCAGGGGCAACTACCTCTCTACTAACAATTACTACCCTTTGTTTCATTCTCCTGTCTTTTATTTTCACCTTCATTTCTTATCACCTATCTGGGTTTTACCCATCATTCAGTCCTCCAAAAAATAATTTCAATAACACTAGTTGTCTCCAATGCTGATGGTTGTATTATTTCAAGAGTGAACCAACTCATTGTTTCGGTTTTGACATATTTACCAGTAGGGTAATCTTTGCCTAATCTAGTGTATTCCTTCTCATTAACATATACGTTATGTGTTGTTTTCCCATGCTTCATAGATATTCCTCCAACCATTGAGGGGCGGTCCCTTTTGTGTATTTAGCAAAACGAGCCTTTTCATTTATGTAATAATTCCGATATGCTTCTATTGGGTCTTTACATTTATACTCGTCAGGCATACATTGAGGTGGAGGGTAAAACTCCCCACCTTTAACGGGACTTTCTTTCAATAGTTCTAGTAATTCACTAGAAGCATGGACTTTATTATACCTTCGGCTATACTCGTTTAACATAGCAACCAAAAGGTCGTAGTGCCATAAGTAGTTCCCTTCTGTTTGCATAGTCCAAACAGTTGAAGGATGACCAACATGCACGGGTTTGTAAATATTCTTTAAAACATTCTTTGACTCTTTAAATGAGGTTTTTGACCACCAAGCAGTAGACAGCATTTGTGCTGATTCCAAGGGCATTTTTACAATGTGCTTATCACACAGTTGTTTTGCTATTTCTGTTGGGTCTTTTGATAGATAAAATATATTCATTCTTCCACATTCCATTTATTGTTTTTCTATTTTATAGAACATTTCTCACTACATAATGAGAGAGAATCCATATCTCCTACATTTTGTCAGCGAGAATGCCCGTTTCTCGTCATTTCTCATTTCTCATGAGTCTCATGGGGGTGTGCATCTACACACACCACCACCACCACCACCAACTTACAATAATATATGATAATAATGAGAATATAAGAAATATAATAGATAATTGAAATATCCTAAACATTTTGTCATACTTAGTGTCTCACGAACTTTCTCATGTGAGAACATACGACAATTTGTAGGATTTATATAAAAACAAAAGAATATAACGCTCAAGAAAACATAAAGTGAATTTTAGATTTGGTGAAATGTCAAGAATAGGAGATAACTTGGACACCAATGTTTTCAAGAGCATTACTGGTCATGGGTCTGAGTATATAAGGTGGTTCAGACCCCTTATAAAGGACCGGAACGGTTATATACCCCTATATAGGTCTATATAGATTACATATATTTTTATACCAACTAAAGATTCTTTCCCTCTTTTCCTACCATATGGTAGCAACGTAATTTGTATTTGCACCCCATATACTAACCCTCCGTCATGTATTGCCTAAAAAGGCAGGAGATAACAATGGCAAAAGAACAAGAAATGATAACTGACGAAAAATGGACTGCGTGGACAAACGCAATCATTGAATGGGGAGAGAACTTTGATTCTCACCTTCAAACATTGGTTGATGCCCCCGAAGGTCAATTTGAAATTGATGATGAAGAAATGGAAGCGAACTGGGCAACCATTCAAAACAAAATCAACCGTGGAAACAAGCGACCGGCCCGAAGGAACGACTTGAAAAAGCAAATTCAAGAAGAAGGACGAAAAATGCCCAACTGGCCCCATTCTCGTGGAGCCGGTTCATCTTTGACCCCAGAACAACAAGCGGCAAGAGACAAGTTCGCCGCAATTGCTCGTTTGGCGGCAATTGCTGAATATCAAGTCTTTGTTGAAAACGACGCAACCCACCTTTTGGTTCAGCGAGCATCCAAAGCGAATCAAACAGAAGGTGAAGAGTTCCCTTCGCAGGAAGCGTTTGTTGAATACCGGGAGAAAGCGGCCAAGGCAACTGCAACCGGCTACCTTTCAGGAAAAACGGCATTTTGGGGTGCAAAGGATGAAGAAGACAATGTTCTTCCCTTTGACTTCCAACAGAAGATTGTACGACCCATCCCTGTTGATAAGGAGGAGTAAGGTTGTTCAACCGCTTCTTTGATGATGACGACGATTGATTTCGTTTGAGTCAAACAACCAATGATAGAAAGTGCGAAGAGAACTCACTTTCTTGAGGTAATGACATTCTCACCAATGCAGGTTTTGTGTCCTGCCCTTTTCCGGTTTCTCGTGCGGGGTGCTTCGCCGGAAAAAAATCAAAAAACACAACTTTTTTTTGTGGTTGGCCGCATACAAATTACGCTCTCCTCCAACCATATGGTCATGCGAAAGCATATTATGACCGCAGGAGGTGAACGGGTGTTTGACGACGACGATGAGTGATGTCTTGTTTTAACACTTTTCCGTTACCATATGGTTGGGAGCAAGGCGAAAATTTGTGTAGTATAACGCTAACACCTTATATACCCAAGAAATACCAATGTAGTGCTGAAAAGCAGGAGGAAACAACATGAAACAAAAAACAGACCCCCACCAGCGACTCCTCGCAAGGGCTAACGCCTTTGTGATGGATGACACAAAAGAAGAAGAAGAGGTTGCTGATTGCAAAGTTCTCATTGGCCGCTTTACGGAAGCCATTGAGGCTCAAAATGATGCTCGGATTGCCCGATACTCCGAGCGACTTGCCGTTCACATCAAAGGAACAAAGGTCAGCATTTCCTTGTCCGAGGATGAAGTGGCCGAAGCCACAAGAACAGCCGAGGCCTTCAAAACCTTCTTTGACACATACCCAACTCTTTCCGTCCCAAGGGAACACACCCTTGAAAAATTCACGGCGGCTTTCATCTCAGCGATGAAGGAGGCCAAAAAGTGATTCGTCGGGATGACGACGAGTGAGGTTTAGGCCTCGCCCCCCGGACTCTCTCCTAAATCGGGCATGAGGGGAGGGTCCACTTGGGGTTTATTCGCTTCACAAATTTTCGCTCTGCATTAAAATGCTACCATATGGTAGGGGATAATTTGTAGGCACACCCCATATTCTAAACGTGATTCATGGAGTATGTTTTGGAGCAAGAAGCCGACATTTACCATTAAAGTGAAACAAAACCGATACGAAAGATTCATCATTGATGAGTTGCGAATTACTAATATCAGCGAGGAAAATCTTGCTGATACTTTGATGCGAGCAATTGCAGAGATTGAACAAAAACTTAGCGTATTGAACGGAGAGGATTAAATGAGCAGAGATGAATTGATAGAACTTTTGCAGTTCGTCATTAAAGCGTTAGAGGCGATGGAAGATGACTGTAAAATTGACCAATACCAACAAACACTTGATACCTTGCGAGGTGAGGATGAATGAAAGCATACCAATGCCCTGACTGTGGAAAAACCGACTACATGAAATCCGTGGAAGAAGAGGTTCACTACTACGACATTCACCCCAATGAAGAGGGCGAAAAAACCTACACGGGACATTCTAATATTGTTGATGGTCGCATTGATTTTATTTTGTGCCTGAACTGTGGTAGAGATTTTCAAGAATCCCAGTTGAAAGAAATGGTCGTTGATGCGGAGGAAGATGAATGATTCAAAAGTTGTGTTTCGTTTGCAAAATACCCATATCAAATCAACTATCAAATACTCATACCTGTAAAAAATTAACCTGTCAGGCTGAGTATCAATACCAACACTATGAGTGGAGACAGGAACAAATGGATTACCTATACGGTATTTCATATAAACCAGAAGAAGAGGAGGAAGACGAATGATTTCCCACGACGCATTTATGGGCATGACCGATGAACATTGGTCAATGCAAGACCAACTAATATTTCTTGCTGAAAATGAAGATTGGTGCGACCTATTTTTCAGGGTGATTAAAAAAGAATGGGAAGCCATTGCCGATACGATGGAAATTTCTTGTCTTCAAGCATTCGCTAAAAGCAGAGGTTTGAAACTGACATTGTTTGAAGACCCGGAGTGATTTGATGAAATATAATCTATACTACGGAATAAGACTTCATTCTTCACATGAAACATTGAGGGATGCAAAAAATGAAAAAAAGCGATTAAACTCACCAAAGGCGGTTGTGATTTTTTATCATGGTCGTCGTGTGGGATGATTGGGCGGAGGGTGGCAAAAAGCGTGATTGCTTGACAATCTGGCTCTGTGCAAAAGGGCTGGTTATTCTCACGTTGTTCAAGGAGCAAAAGAAGATAACTAATAGTAAATGGTAGGTAGAAACCATATCTGAGTATTGCACGAAAAGATAGAACTATCTACCCCTACATCGTTAGTAATGCGGGGGCGCAATTTGCGTATCGTTAATTACCGTAAGGGTGAGATGCCCCCATTAGTTTCCTTAATGGAATGTGGTTTGTTAGGATTAAAAAAGGAAAAAGTTTGCTAATCCGGCTAACATGGGGGTTTTCGGTGCCTCCTTTCCTTTCCACATTCTATTATTTGATTATTTTTTTTATTTTGGGGTGCCTACAAATTATACAACCATATGGTAACTTTGGTAGCCAAAAAAAACATAAAAATAAATGAATGTTTTCAGAATTTTCCAAAAATATTTAAATAACATAACCCACGAGTCATATTTAGAGCCTCCCAACATGAAATATTCTACCAAACCAATACAAAACTGAAAAAAATAAACAAAAACGCCCCCTAAAATGAAAAAAACCGGCCAAAACGCCCCCGGAAGTGAAAAAATGTGGTTCAATGTGCTAAAAAACACAGAAAGGAGAGCCGCCTACCGTCAATTTCGCAATACTTTTTTCCCAAAGGGCGAGTTTTACTACGATATGTCCACAGTTGAAAAAATTAAAGATACTGAAAAAAGATATAATAAGGGGACGGCCCTTACCGTTATAGTAATAAAGCCAGCAAATGGTCTTTTTAGGCTTTATTTTAATCCTCTTTATAACAGAATAGTATTGGAAAGCGATGTCGCCAGTATTGCGCCCTATGTTGGATTCATTGCTGGTATGTTTGAGGAAGAATATCCGGAATCTTACCAATCCATCAGAGAGGAATTGACTTCTGTTTATAATAATCTGGCACACCCCGATGAAATCGCAGGGAGGGCGGAGCCTGTTCTCCCTATACCGAAAAGGGTCTTCAGAAAAATGAGGATTATTTTTCAAGAAATTTCAGACACCTTGCAAGAAAGAATAACTACAACTGTTTCAGCCGATTCTAATAGAGCAGGTGGCTTATATCCGAGGTACGCACCACGTCCCTTTGACCCACGCCGACTAGTTGACACAATACGTATAATGTTTGATTATAGGCCCCCCATGAAAAAAATAATACAAAAATTTGATATGCCTTCAAACGAAAACGATATTCCCAAGGCTATATTACATTCAGTTTATACCCCTTTTATTTCAAATGCTAAAAGGGAATATCCGGATTTTGTTTGGGGACATATTGTTAATTTTTATGTTGCTTTCGGAGATTTACTGTCAAAACAAATAAAAGGCGATACAAGACTAGAAATATTTGATTCAATTATACAATATGACGAAGAGGAAGTAGCGGCATATATATTTCAAATTTGGCAAAGAGAAGACCGTTATAGAAATTTATTACTAGAAAATTTACCATATGAAGAATATAATGATTAAATTTACTGTGGGAATAAAAATAAAAAAGAAAAAAAAATTTCGCAAGTGGCAAAAAAATTCCGGGGCAATTTTTGAAAAAGGGGGTGCAATTATGGGTTGGGAGAATGTAATAAAAAACGCCCAAGACGAAAGGATTCAAGAGATACAAGACCTTGTTAGCGAAATAAAAGAAAATGAGTTTTATGATGAAGCGGTGCGAATAAGTGGACCGTACACTTTTAGGAGTCACATTATCACAAATAATATATTAGATGATAAGGTTGGGATTAAAGAAGCCCTCTACAATAATATTACTAAAGCAAAGCCCCAACTTGAGGGTATTGATTATGAAGACATACCCGAACCACTTTTAAACAGGAGTTTTAGGGAAATTCGGGATATGCTTAGTAGTTTAAATAAGGCGTTAAAAAATTACCCAACACGCTTAAACAAAATGCAAGCGGCGTATGAAAGACTTATATCCCACCCCGAATGGGACGAAAAATATCTAGACAATTCGGAAGCCAGCAAACTTAAAGTAGGGAGTTTCCATGAGGGAGTCGCAAAAATATTTAGGGGCTTGAATCAAGGGGAAATAAATGAAAAAACGCCTGTGAAAGATTTTGTTGATTTTTATGTGGATGGACCAAAGCGGCGAGATATTATTAGAATTGAAAACGCAATTATAGCGGCAACCCGTGACTTTTCTACAATTTATTCTAGGTTGAGTTTAAGTAGAAGTATGGGTTTCTTTGAAGATATGGGAAAAACTATGGGCGTTGAGATTAAGCAAGACCAAAGAGGAAACCCATCCTTTGACCACGGCGGTTTAACTTTTTCATTTGAAGGTAAAACCAGTTTAGTAATAAATGGTGGTCCAACCCGTGTGTCAGTTTGTGTGGTGTCAAGGAATAAGTCCCTACCCATAGGGGACTATTATGCCCAATTACTTGGAATGGTTGTTGCTAGACCCACGGAACTAGATGTAGTGGATTTCGGTATTCAACTCGCTAATATTTTCAAAAAATATGAGAACTATTGGGGTCAATTTACAAGGGCAAAGAGTGGGATTATTATTTATACACCGTTTAGTAGGGATAATACGGAAAATGTTACATTTATGGGTTTAATAGATTTTTTATATGTATTGACACAGGGTAACATTTATGAAGCCGACCCCGAAATTGCAAAAGAATTACTACAAGAAATAGAGGGTGCTTTGATGGATTCTTTCGGTTCTACTAGGGGGTTCTTATGATGTGGAAAGATATAATTAAAAAGAATGTAGAAACTTATATTAAAAGATTTACGGATGTAATAACGTCAAAATATAGAGAACAGGTGGCTTTGCCCTACGCATCAAAGTCGGTGGAAGAAGTAGAAATTGAAAAAACTAGGTTTGCAGAACTTATGGAAATTTTAGAAGAGTTTTTAAGAGAATCATACCCAAAGTTAAAAATAAAAAATAGGGAATGGAGTTCTATTAGATATAATTTTACTCTTTTACATGATAATCATGCTGGTACTGAATATCGGTCAAGCCAATTTTTTTCAATGCGGGCCGGTAGGTCATTTGTTACAGGATTACTGGCGACGGGTATTCACCCAGCATCAATTAGTAATCCAGCATTTTGGGAGGAATCAATACGACAATTTCTTGCTTCAATAAGGGCTTTGGATTTGTTTTGTAGTTCGGTTCCTTATGAATACATAAGAAGTTATGGTGGTGTAGGAAATGAAATGCACTTTGATATTGGCAACGCAACTATTAAAGTTGATTTAGACGATACATGTAATAATGCCGGAGAAGTTGCAGGATATGAATTTAGTATGTGTATAGCACCTTCAAGGGAATACGTAGAAACCCCACCTGCTGATAGGTGGTTAACTTATTATATGACTTATAGTAATTTAGAAAACATGGAAATTCGTGATATACAATCAATGGAAACAATGGGCCTACCTAATATTATTGGTTCGGTAGCCGCCGGTGAAGTAACCATTTCGTGTACTTATTGTGATTATTCTGAGATGTTTTCTATAAATAATTTAGGCTATGAAGAAGACTATTGCGATTCTTGCGGAGCCTTACGCCGTTTGCGAGACATAGAAGATATGACCGCAGAAGAAGATGTGGGCGTTAAGGGAAATTTGGACCCCTCCTACATTGAGTGTCCTTTTGGTCATAATGTAGAATATTATAGTGGTCAGTTTATATGTGAGGAACACGGAGTCAATATTATAAGTGAAAGAGATTCTTCTTTTGAATATGAAGGTGATATAATAGGTGATTATAGAATTTATGACGGTAGGGTTCTTTCCATGCCTGATTTGTATGGACGAGAGACAGTTGATGTACCGTTGACTAATGAAACTCTCAAAAGATATTTTGAACTAGAAGAATTATTAGATGAATTCGGTGAGATAAGAGAAATGGCTCTTGAAGCGTGGGGCTTTGAGCAAATGGAAGAAAGAGAAGATTTTTATTATTCCGAAGAAGAAGGGCTTTATTTAAACACATATGATGATTCGGTATCTGATGAAGCACCATCATTTACAGATGATAGATTTAATAAAATGCGGGGATATATAATTGCCTCCGGTATAGATGTTGAAATTAATGACGAAGTTTCCTTTGAAGAGGCCTTAGAGGAAGCCATAGAAAAGGTTGAAGAAATAATTGAATTTACAGAAATAGATAGTGGGGAAGAATCCGATGCTGTGAAGAACGCAAAAAACCTCCTATCGGCATTACAATCTATGAGATGAACAAAAGAATATAAATAGTAATAGTGGGGATGGTGTATCATGAAGTGGATGGAATTTTTAAAGAAGTCCGATACTACAAGAGAGGATTGGAACTCCGCCATTAAGTCTTTTATTGATGAGGGTAAAAGATTAGGTGTCCCATTAGATATTATTTCCCTACTTAAAGAAGCGGGGGCCATGACTACATCTTCTTCGGATGCCCACGCTGTAATTAACCCCACTTTTGGAGATGATGAAGATGACGAAGACGAGTGAATTTTCTTGGAGACAGGAGGAAGCCCGTGCCTTAATGAATAAGTTTAGAGATTTTTGGTCCCAAAATCCCGGCCAATATGGAATCACCGGAGGAACTGATGCGGGAAGTGGCGAAAGAAACGCAAGAAATCTTTACAATGCTATGGTAAATCATGGCTCCGTTAGTAGAAAAACAGAAGGCGTTACTAACTTATTTTTTGGAGCAGGTGCAGTTTGGGAAGACTTAGAGGATTTAGTAGAAGATAACTTAATTCTTGAGGATGAGGTAAAAGATTTTGACCGCCTACAAAAAAGATTAGACAGAATAGAAAACAGCGATAGGGACCCTAGAAATATTATTTTTAACACAGTTATCTCTTACGACAAAGAAAGCGGCGAGGCAGAACGTGGTAAAGTAAGAGGTCATTTTCTTACACAAGCCTACTGGGATTTTCGTCAAGCAAAAGCAAAAGATACTGGTAATCCTTACAACGTAGATAGACCCGACCCCGAATGGACCAATAAAGATAAGAATAAAGCAAAGCCTCCTCTTTGGAGAATTATTTTCGGTAGAAAAAATAGTTTAAGAACTCTAATTGATGATATTAAAAAACTCACGGGACCAACCCCGCCTCCGATTGCTCACTTGGATGTAAAAATCAATAGGGGAAAAATTGGTCAACTTGCTAATATAACAGAAGTCCAAGAGGCTGTCAGAAGTGTATTGCAAATGCCTTCTATTTACCCAGCAGGTAAAAGTCGCGCCCCTATCAAATCAAAACTTAATGATGCTATGGCAGAACAAGTTATTTCCACTAATCCTGAAATTATGAGATTGGTTGGTCCCGACGCAACCGTGCTAGTAGAAAACGAAGGAAGAATCATCAGAAGAGGTCTAGATGAGTTTCCTGATTATGAAAAAATTAATTCTATCACTTTAAATTTTCCAAGAAATAATATCATTCTAAACAGATTAATTCGTGAAGTTTTAGGTGATGATATTAAAGAATTTGAACGACCTAACCGAGTAGAGGATGGTCCAATAGGTTTAGTTCTAAAAGCCGACGAAGAGGAATTAATTCGTGAGGCAAGTTCTATTCTAAAAAACGTTAAATTTAATCTAAGGGATAGCGATAGAGCGGACGATAACTTTCCCAGTAATGACCCTGATATATTCGGATATACTCGTGAGGATGGAGAGGAAAAGATTAGAGTTAACTTAGATAATATTTTAATATCCTCTATTAGAGAAGAAACGTTAGAGGATTTTAATATGTTTCTTAGACTCGTAAGAGGACAAGCACAACCCGGAGAGGCAAAACGTTTTGCAGATAATGTGGACGAAAGAGCCTACAATCAACTAATATCAACCCTTAAACATGAATCTATTCACTTAGCCCAAATTTACGGAGAGCGAAATGAAGAAACAAAAGTGCGCCAACCTTACATAGACTTAGTACAAGCAGTATTAATACAACCCCTAACGGACGATATAGAGGAGGAGGATATTACTCATCTATTAATGGAATACTTTAAAGGGTATGCTTACAATTTTATTTATATGGAATTACCCGCTTATTGGGCCGAGGGAGATAAAACTTGGGGCGAGGCAAAAGAACACATCAAGTATGTTTTCACCCTTGAAGAAAAGTTTATGGAAACATTAAACAGATTAAATAATCTATACGCTGAAGAATATAATGCTCCTAGATTTACACCGGACTTTTTAGATTCTCTTAAAGCAAGATTTGATATTCTCTTCTCGGAAATAGTTGACTCTTTGGGGGATAGTAATGCGTCGTAAAGTTTTAAAAACCTGTCCTTTGTGTAGCCACCCTCAAAGAGATGAATTAGAAAAGGATATTTTGGATGGAACAATTACCGCAGGGGAACTTGACCGTGAAGAAGATTGGAAAGCCGGGACTACTCGTAGGCATATGCAAGAACACTTGGGGGATTATTTAGATAATTCAAACGACTCTTGTACCTTTTGTGTGGCTCCGAACAGAAAAGACTTGGAGGCGGCTATCTTTGCAGGTTCAATGAAACCTAGCGAAGTTGCTGAATATTTGGGTAGCGGTGTTGACACAGTTAATTTACATATGAAAAAACACCTAAAACCACTAGTGCAAAAAGCGGCCTCTTTAGAATTGGCTAAAGTTGAAATTGATGAAATTAATATGCTAAGTAGTAATATTCAAATGCTTCAAGGAAAAGTTCAAGAATTTATTTTTGACAATGATGATTTAGACCATCGCACAATTGACTCGTTGGTTAAATTAAGTAAAGAAATCCGAGAGTCACTAAAATACGCATTAGAGTTCAAAGGACAATTAGTTCACAAGCGGGAGGAAACTGTCGTCGTGCAACAAATTGAAGTTATCCAAAAGGTTTTAATAGAACGTTATCCACAGGTATGGAATGAGATACGAGATTCAATAGCGGAGAAATTAGCATGAAATGGAAAGAAGAAATTAAAAAACAAGACGCTAAGTTGGCTTTAGAAAGTTTATTGCGTGAAATAAATAGAGATATGCAAGCATTAGAACCGATTCCCGAAAAACAATTTACGGCAGACATTATGAGAGTTAAAACTTCAAGTTATAAAGAACAAGTGGAAAGAATTTTACAAATGATGTGATAGGTAAGATTAGCATGAGTTGGGAAACAATTCTAAAAATTGACTGGCGAGAAATTGTTGACGAGTTAATGCAACCGGACAATGTTCTTTTTGACTCACTATACATGGAACTCGCTCAAAGGTTAGGGTTTAAGGCTCCCTCTAAGGACGAGGTAATTGATTACCTAGAGGATAACTACTCAAGGCATAAAATTTGGAATAATTTATATAGTATTAGTGAGGATGAATAATTAATGACGAGATGTGTTCTTTTGGACCAATGGTTTGATGCTGAGTCGGAAAAAATTGATGAGAAAGAATCTAAAACAAAGAAATGTTTTGTAACGGGGGAAAGTAAATGACGTGGGAAGATATTGTTAAGAAAAGAGACATGACCGGAGGCATGAACTCTATCGTTGACTTTATCGCTAGGTTAAAAGAAATTGCCACCGAAATGGAAGAAATTGCCAAGGAATCATTTTCAGAAGATGCGCCGATAGTTTCATTTAATATACCGGATGCAAAGGACCTATTAGATGACTACAAAAAATTCTCAAAAAGCGTAGAAGTATTGTTCCAAAAAATGATAGAGCAGGGGGAGAGAGCATGACAAGATGGTGGGACGTTGTTAAACTTCGCATGGGTCATTTAGAATATCTTATAAGGCAATTTACCTCCTTTCACAATACTTCATTAGCGAGAAATTATATTTCTAAAAAAGACAAGTCTCTAGCAGAACAACTTTTTCAAAAAATAATCAACATGTTAAATGACCCTAATTTATTTGATAAACTAGATGGTCGGGGAAACCCATTAGCAGACCCCATGAATTCTTATTACTCTTTACTAGTCGCTTCACCACAAATGCACCATAAGGACTTCGGGCATCTATATGAAGCCATTTTTGACCAATTAGAAGAAATGCGCCGCCTACAATTAGAAGGGGGCGGCGTAAGTGTTTAATTGGTTTGATGTTCTAAAAATTAAAACCCCCGAAGGGGAAATGATGGTTGTTAACAGCATTACTGAATACCATAATAAACTTAGAGAAGAACTTAGACCAATTGTTCTTGAGGAACTACGTTTAACTAGCGAAAGAGATACAGAAAAAACGAAAATTAATATCAAACCATATCGTATAGTAGACGGTGTTCGTTATAATGCTTCTTGGAGAGATAAAAATAGTGAAAATACCCACTCAATAGATATTAGGTATAGGGGTAGCGGAAATGAAAATGAACCCCATGAAATCATATCTATTACTTCGGATAATTTGGGTCCTGCCCTACAAATGGGGACAAACTATGAAGCCACCAATTCTTACGATTTACTTTTAGAAGTTACAGATAAAATAGAAGATTTTTATGAACAGAAATTTAGAACAGAAACTCTTGGTGTTCCTTCTGTTGAAGAGGATGAGGATAGAGTTTCAACAGAAGAATTTAATAGAAAATTAGAGGAGGCTAATCCCGGCTTTAAATTTATTGAAGGAAAACTAAGGGACTTAGGGGATATGGGAAGGCTTGCCAATATGAAGGGAATTACTCTTGATGCTTTACTAAGTAGATATAATCTAACACCTAGAGACTTTTTAGATAATATGACCGCTAGAGAAATTCCTCCACAAAATCAACCAACTAGAAGAGAAAATTTAAATGTTAGACCTCCGATGAGGAGAGCACCTCCAATTAGAGGAAGAAGAGGAAGAAGAGAAGAACAATAAAAAGTATTATATACGAGATTCCTCTTAGCACCCAATAAGGTGATTTTATGTCTATTGAAAATAAAATTGAAAGTGTCGCAGAAGAAGCAGAAGATTTGGTGGAACTTGCGGAAGACTTGGGTTTAATTAGTGAAGAAGATGAAGCAAAATATAAAGCAATTCTAAAGAAGGCTCTACCAGCCCTATTAGTGGTAGTTCCACTATTCGTTGTTCTTCTTCAATGATTAACATGTCTGTTAGGAGAGCCATACGCAGGGCGTTAAATAATGCCAATAGGCGTAGAGATTATTCTATTGAATTTAGTGAAATAACACCATCCATAATGGAGGAACTATCCTCAATTGTTTCGGGAGGTAGGGAAAATTTATTATCTTATGCTGATGATTTTTTAGAAAGACTAAGAGAATCTGATAGAGCCGGAGTAGTTGATAACATACTTACACAACTCAAAAAAATATTAGATAATGCCTTAGTGATACAACTTGGTAATTTAGGTGTTGAGGGACCAACAAATAACCCCACTAAAAGAATGAAGGATATTTACACAATGGGTGAACAACCTATCAATGATTGGTTCTCTACCAATAAACAAGACCTTTACGATAAATTCATTAATGGTGATTTTAGACCACTATACAACACATACACATTTTTTAAAAATCAAGGTTTATCACAAGACTACCAAAATATCATATCAGAGGTGCAAACTAACGCTAAAGTTGATGAAACCTTACCGCTACTAAACGAAACCGACAGAATGAATATAGCCCCTACAAGTTCTGACCCCGAAATTATAACAATTTTTAAAGAAATTGAGACATCAAGATTAAAGGAATTAGCAGACATTTTGGGTTTTATTCCTGAATCTAAGACCCCTCTTCCTATTATTGAAATGAATGCTTTTGAAATTAGAAGTGGTATCGTATCGCAAGAGGACAATTTAAAAAATCTGTTAACTTTGTTTTTTTCCGCCAATAAACAAACAAATTCAACTAGTAATTTTTTCACCCAATTAGAAAATGTTTCGTTGCTAGCCTTTACTTCTTTCATCAGAAGATTATTCACTAATACTATAAGGGACGGTATCACCTTTTTAAATCTTTACGCTAATTTAGTTTCACGCCGAGGTGATGTAGATTTCCCAGCATCAGAAAAATTTAGGCTAGGAACCGGAGATTTAATTTCGGAAACAAAAATGTATAGGGACTTATATGACTACTTAAAGCCCGAACTACCTTATGAAGAATGGGTTAGAGGAAAAGATACGGTAGCCTTTGGCAATCAATTAGAGGCCTTTATGAAAAGAAGAACAGAAAGCCCCCGTATTAAAAGGGTTAGGAGAAGCGTAGGGAATTTGGAACTTCTGTCATATTATGGAGGCAGTAGTAGAAGAAATACTCCCCTACAAGGAAACTTTGAGGTTGGAATTTTACCCGAAGATATTATGTCGTCTCTATTAGGTTTTATTCAGATATTTGATAATGGGTATAACTTCAATGATATACCGCCCTTTAGGAGAATAGAGTCAGCAAACTACGAAGCGGTAGAACAAACATTAAATCAAAAATTAACCGAAGCAATCAAAATAGTTCGTAGGGGTATATTACAAGAGTTTAATTCAATGTTAGAAATTATAGTGAGTAGAAGAGAACTTTCCTTCAAGTCAATAAAGGGAGTGTCAGCACTAAGATTTTTAGATAATTTAGATTTATTGGAGGACGAGTTAGATGTATGAAGAATATCCCAGCGAAGAAGAAAGTAGATTAATTAACTATGGTGAAGGAGACACAGAACAACTTGACGGAGATGATTTAAGGATAGAAGTCAATAACTTAAATAATAATTTAATAGAAATTGATGAAGAGGGTCCTTTTAACACAGTTGCTTATTATAATTTTGTAGGTAATCTATTACATGGTATAGAATTCGTAGAACTGCCTAATTTTCCACGAAGGGCCTCTCTTGATAATTTTTATGAAAGAGGACAAATGATTCATAACCTAGCGTATTCTTCCCATGAAATAAATGAAATGAGAGCAGACTTTACCATCAATAGAGAACTTGCCGAAGAACTTTCATCAGTTAATGAGGCGGTAGCGGCCCTTATACAAAACGTAATGGCTTACATCGGGGATGATGAAGACGAGCAAATAACTGAAAGAAGCGAATTTAGAAAATTAGCAGAAGCCATTACGATAAGAGATATTCAATCCCTACGGGGTAAGAACGAAATTTACGACTACTGGCAAAACTATTATGATAAATTTCAAGCAATCATGGGGTTAAGCCTACCAGTTGTTTTAACACCTAGTCAGGCTAAAGACTTTGAAAGTGCTTTTGAGAGAATAAAAATTCCGTGCATTGTATTACAGCATACTGATGCTGAGTTTGAACAAGCGTCGGGAAGATTCGGCCTACTACAAATGGCTAATGAAATTTTGTTTAATAGGCTGGGAATGGTTCCTAGCAAAGAATATGAGGAAGTTTTTGGTTCTTCTGTTGAATTTACACAAAGGATTCAAAGGGACGATTTTGGACAAGAAACCGGAAGGGTCGGTGAAATGGAAGTAAGTGAAAAAGAAAACGCTGATAATATAGAAATGGTAAAAAATTCCTTAGACCCATTGACTTATCTTAACTTATTAGAGAAAAAAATTCTTTTCTTACCACAGGATAGCGAAACCACTACCGAGTTAAAAAATAAAATTAATCAATATTTACCCGAAGAACTTAGCGGTTTAAATCCTAGAGCCATTGGGTATTTATCCGATGTCGTATCTGAAGCAGTAGATGATTATGTCTCACTAGTTGATAAGAGAGATAGATATTACCTACCAATGTTAGATAGCCACACTTCGGAAATGTCTTCGGTTCCAATTACTAAAGGTTTTACTATTGCTTATTATACGGTACAACTAAAAAGCACCTCTAATGAAACAGAAAATATACGAGATGAACCTATTACAATGGACCCAAACGTTAGAGAAGCGTTATATGGTGAAACTCCTGTTGAAGAAATTGAAAATCCAACTCATACAATATCTTTAAAGTTGGAACAAAATCCAATCGGTGGGACATATAGTGCGCTTATGGACTATCTAAACGAAGAAATAATAAAAATGTTTTCTGCCATAAATAGTGTTATGGTGGAGGGCAAAAAGACTAAATTTGTGTCAAATATAGGTGAAAGAACAGGAAAGCCGATGACTGGTAGTGGGCAGTCCGCCGCTATCGGAGCAAAATATCCTAGTATTGCGGGTTCTTTAGCAACGCTTTCAACAAATAATTTTGCTCCTCTATTAGATTTTATTTATTCTCAATACATCAGCGATATAGATTATAGGTATTTATTTAATAGAGATTATCCCGAATATTTTAGAAGCGGTGTGTTTGTTTCATTTAAATCGGCCTATGACGCATCAAGAAAAAAGAAAGGAACCGCTATTTCTCAACAGGTAGCAAAGTTCCCGACTACTGCTATTGATGAAGAAGATTTAAAACAGTTAGAGCGTTTAGTAACGCTTTTAAGAAGAGGTGCAACTTCTACCATTACAAGTCTTATTGAGGCGGCTGAAAATACCGTACAGATATTTTTAATGTTAAATCTTTCTGTCGGACAGAGTAGGGCCGATAGAACAAAAATTCAAAGAGAAATTACTAATTCTTTAGGTAGAGTAATTTTTGAGTATGCTTCAAGGAGAAACGAAGAAAGACTTTCAAATAATGTATTTGCTGGCAAACAAATACAAGAATATGCTGGTATGGAAGTTAATGCTAAATACCTAAATATTATTGATGAGTTAGAAAGTGCAGACTTTATGGAAACACTATCCCCCGATGAAAGAAGTATCGTTGGAAGAGTAAAGCAAAAACTTACAGGTAATTTTTGGAGAGAAATTTTAGGTGATGAAGATTCTGATATTGAGAATTCATTACTAAAAGCAGTAGACATAATGAGAGGAAATAATGGTTTATTTGTATATAAGGCATTTATGGACATGACAAACGTTGAAGAAGTTTCAATAGTTTCTGATTTAATTAGAAAAGAGGATAGGGTAGATTTGTATGCTCAAGACATGGAGACTATTCTAAAATCACCCAATAAGACATTTGCCGAATTGTCTGTTCAATTAGGAGTCAGTAGAGAAGTTATTTACAAGATTAGGGGGCTATTTCGTTGAAGAAGGATTTGGGGTATGGAGCACCGGGAACTTATCTTCCTATCATAACTGATGAGGAAGGAAAACCAGCCAATACTCCGGATGTATATATTGATGATAAAATCTATTCTGAAAAAGAAATGGTTGCTTTATTTAGAAAAGTTAACCCATATCGTAAAACTAGAGAAGAGATGGATTTTTTTCCTCCCCTAACGAGACAAAATGCTGATGGTTATTTTATTGCCTTTGACCGTGTAAATACCTTGGGTGGTTCACCCCTACCTGTTGGACGTGCTGGGTGGAAATATCTTGATGAGCATAAATTATTCCTCACTACGGGAATAAAAACAATTGACATGTATAGGGGTCTAGGTGTGGCTAAAATGCTGTGGGCAAAAAGGGATAGTGCTATATTTGGTACTAATCCAGCAATCGGTATGGCTAGTAATTTTTCTTCGGGCTGGCTCAATTATATTAAATCACAAGGTTGGACCGTTGACCCTCCGGTGGAGTCCTTACCGGCAAGTATTCAAGACGAGGTTATAAATACACTACAAGGGGACAAACCTCGCCGGTTAATTAGTAAGAATATTGATATGGCTATGAAAAAGGCTTGGGAAATTTTAAAGGTTGATACTCGTCCCGACATTCGTAATGAAGCGCAATACAATGCGGCTTCCTTAGATGAAAGAAGGCGTTGGCATAACCGACAAAGAGAGGCATATAATACAAGGTTAAAAGCCCTTAGAACTCAACACACAGTAGATTTAACCGATACAGAAAACCCAGTTTATCAAGAAATGAAATATTATCAAGATATGAGAAACTTTCACGGTAGGCAACAAAGAAGAATAGCAAGGTGTCTTGGGTTAGGAAAAACAGAATGTAATGACTATTATTCCCTAGAGTTAGAAGGAGAAAATAGACGAACGCAAAAATATAAAACTACTCCTACGGGTAAATTAGACCCTTATGTTGAAATATCATTGGAAGCCTATAATAATCTAACAGATAAGCAAAAAATAAATTATCATATGGGTATGATGAGGCAGGGAATAGATAAAACATTTCACAATAGAATGTTTCATAGGATTCAACGCAAGTATAAACCACCAACATTCCCTTCTCCTAAATACGGCGGCGAATCTAGTGAGGGTTTAGAATACACAAAGGAAGAATACGATAATATGGATGATAAAAACAAAAGGGAATATCATGGTCGTATGGCATCAAGAGCAAAAAGAGATAATAATGACGAACTACGCCGATTTCATGATAGAATGCGTTATAGACTTAGAATGAATATACCCCTCCCTAATTATTATTCACCCGAAGACGAACAGGAGGAAGAATAATGGACCTACTCACGGAAATGGACATGAAAGCCTCTAAGGGCAATTTTGAATATTTCTTCACTAAGGTTCTAGGTTTTGAGATGGCCCCCTTCCACAGGGAATGGCTTGAGCGTGTCCAATCTACACAACGTACCGTTACGATTTGTTCACGGGACCACGGCAAATCAGTTTTTTTTCACTCGTGGTGCATCTACCAGTTATGTTTCCAAGAACCCCCATACGAAATTATTTACATTTCCTCTAACCAAAAGCAAACAATGGTTCACATGAAAGATATTGATAGAATGTTTTCTACTATTCCCGCCTTGAAGAAGTTCAAACCTAAACAGGGTTGGGCTGTTGGCCGAATGGAATTGACCAACGGAAACCGTATCGTTGAAAGGTCGGTTGGTTCTCAAATCCGTGGACTCCACCCCGACGAAATTATCATTGACGACCCAATGAAGGAGTTCTCTATGACCGCCATTCAGCGAGTCTCGGATTGGTTTTGGGGTGATATGATTCCTACCCTTCACCACACCTCCTCTTTGAGAATGATTGGAACGCCTTTCACCTACACGGATATATTCGCTGAGTTGGAGGAAAACACCGAGTATGATGTAAAACGTTATCCAGCCATTAACCAAGCAGGAGAAGCACTTTGGCCTTCCCGTTGGGATATTGACTCGCTAGACCGTCGCCGTAGGGAAATAGGTTCTGCTAAATTTACAAGAGAATATCTTTGTATTCCCATTTCTTCCAATACAATGTTATTTGGAAAAGAACATGTGGATAAATCAAAAGATAGAACCTCGTCTTTACAATACTATGGAAACAACGAAGCATTCAAATACTACATAGGCTACGACCCATCAATGAGCATCAATGGCGACTACACCGTGATGATTGTTTTAGAGGTTGATGAAGAATTAAATAAAAAAGTTGTTCATATGGTTCGTGAAAAAAATATGGACTTTCGTTCACATATCACCCGCATTACTGACCTATGCCAAAGATTCTCACCAGAAATCGTAATGATTGAAACAAACACCTTCGCTAAATCTTTCGCTATGGAACTACGAGACATTTCTGACTTCCCCGTTAAGGAGTTCACTATGAGTAGAAAGAAAAAAGAAGAAATTATTCTTAACCTACAAATGAACTTTGAAAACAATAAAATTCTTTTACCGTATCAAAAAGACGAGGACAAAAAAGTTTCTAATGTAATCGTTCAAGAATTAGAGGCTTTTGGTATTGGTAATAGTGGAAGAATAGAGGGCCTTGGAGCGCATGATGACACCGTTATTGCTTTGGCCTTAGCGAACTATGCAACCAAGACCTTTACAGACACATTTATTGAAATTGAGGACGCTGGTATTTTTGCTACTAGTGGTCCAACGCTAAACTTAGGAGGTGGTATTTTTGGAATTAATTATTAGTAAAGATGAAATAAACACAGAAGAATTGAGAAGAAAATTAGAGGAACTTGAAGAGGCTAAAAGAATCAAGGACGAAAAAGAAGAAAGTCTCCGTGCCGTAGCCAATAAAGACCCAAATGAAGTTATGATGTCATGGCTCCAATATCAATGTCATGACGAAATGCAAGTAATAAAAGATATTTCTAATAACTTAAAAATCAATTTTACAGACGCCAAGCAATATATTTCTAAAATGCCCGAAGAACTTATGATTGAGGAAAAAACAATACCGGATGTTGTAAAAGAATTGAGATACATGCGTAGGACTCTCAAGGGTAAAACAAGAGAAAAAATGGCCTCCACCATTAATCATTTAATTAAGGCATATTCTGAACACTTAGATAATTCATTAGATTCTATCTATTGGTTGAGGCCGTTTAAAAAATCTGTTAGGATGCTTACTCCTGATATTAAAATGATGAAAAAATTTCACCACATCAAGGACGGAGAAACTAGACAGGTAATTATTGATAATCTAGTTAAAATGTGGGAGGCTAATTTACAAAAATCATCCCTTGAATATGGGGAAGAATATAATACAGCCATAATAAAATTTAAATCTTCTAAAAAGAATATTAAGAGTATTTTGAAAGAAATCTCTCATCAGTCAATTAGAAAACCAAGACAAGAGGTATTGGAAGATATGTTAGTCAAGACAATATGTGATAATCCCGGTATTACTAGCAATACGATTCATTCTCTTTTACCGTCCTCCTACCATCGCTCCACCACTCCCCAAACGATTTCTAAAATGCTAAAAAGAGTTCAAGCAATAAATGTCGGGGGAGAGTATTATATTCTAAGTGATGCTATCAGAAAAGACTTGTATTCTTACGTTGCAGGGTTTATTGATTCTGATGGATATATTACTATGGATTCTAAATATGCACCGAGGGTTGGTATGATTGCTACTGGGGACCGAGGAAAGGCTTTTTTCAAGGAGATGGAAAATCAATTGAAAATTGGACGCTTACACTTGGACCAAAAGGTAGGGGAAAATAATAGAAGCCAACACAGATTAAATTTTTATAGTCAGGGTGATATATCTAAACTACTGGATAAGACAATACCTCACCTAAGAATGAAAAAGGAACAGGGCAAACTGATTCAAGAAGCCATCATGATTAAACAAAATTTTTCTAAAGAAGATTGGGCCAAGCCCCGCTTAGAAGAAATTTTTAAACTTATCAAGTGGGAGAACTGGAAGGATGCCGCTAATAAAGTAGAATTACAAAAGTATAATATACAAGAAGAGGATATTATAAAATATAGAGAGAACTCCCGGTGGGCCTACATGAACGCCGTGGACACGATTTCAAAGGAGGAATGAATATGGGTCTAAGGGATAGTCTAAGAAACCTCATTAGGAGAAGAACACCAACTCCTGTAAATGATGAAGTATATAACATGGGTATTCAAGAACGAAGACTACCACAACATTATGCTGGCAAATATCTATATTCTATGGCTCAAAATTCAACCGTGGTCCGGACTTGTCTAGTTCAACTTAAAACTGAAATTTTTCGCAGGGGTTATGAATGGGTAAAGGCCTTTGATTTAAAGTGTAGTGATTGTGGATATGAACATCACAAAGAGGTGGACGCTTGTTCTAGTTGTGGTTCTACAAATCTAAGAAGACCCGACCTTCAACAGAAACTATACGCTTTTGACTTTTTTGAAGGATATGTAAATTCATCACATCAATTGTTTATTGATGTTCTAAAGGAATTGGAAACTGATATGAATATCATTGATGATGCTTACCTAATATTAGTAAAAGACTACTACTTAGATAAAAACGGCGAAATAATAATGTCCAAAATAAACGAGATTTATAGGGGCGACCCAACAACGATTTACATAGAGGTTGATGAAGATGGTGATAGAGGTCATTCTCGTTATACATGTATAACACATAGAGATTTTGTTAGTGAAGATAAATATGATAAATGTGCAGTTTGTGGTTCCTCCCTACATCCGATAGAATTTGTAAATAAATCTAGAGGTGAAGACCAAAATTATATTATGGGAGAAGTTGTTCATTTTAGTAAATATTCACCTTCAAGATTATATGGACATCCGCCAGTTCTAACACTATTTAATCACATTTTTACCCTAACCGCTATGGAAAGTTATATCAGCACATTATATACCAAGGCTAGAACCCCAAGAGGTATTCTCGCTGTCCAAACAAACAATATGGAGTCGTTGGTAAAGTATTGGAAGGGAGTAAAGGAGAAGTTAGAAAGGGACCCCCACTACACACCCATTATGGGAATTGAAACAGAAGGAGGTTCAAGAGGTTCTGTTGAATGGGTTCCATTCACTAACACAATTAAAGAAATGGACTATATCAACGTAAAGGATGATTTGAGAACAAGAGTTTCGTCTTTTTATGGTGTTAGTAATATTTTTACCGGAGACACTACTACTGGCGGCGGTCTTAATAACGAAGGTATGCAAATTTTGGTCACAAATAGAGCAGTTGAAAAGGCACAGAACGTTTATAATAAATACATGTTTCCTTTCTTAATGAAACAATTTGGCATTACCGATTGGAAAGTTCAACTTCTAAGAAGTGAAGAGGAAGATGAAATCGCTAATATCCGTAGGCGGGAGATGGAACTACAACTAGCAATACAAATGAAAAATCTTGGATTTGAAGTTGATATGAATGAGGATGGAGACTTTGTTTTCAAAAAATACCCCGCTAAAGAACTTATTGATGTTGATGTTGAATCCGATGAAAAACCACTAGAAACAGACCCCTATGCGGGAACAAACATTGACCGTTCGCAATTAGGACAACTACAAGAACAGGCTTTGATGAGTGGCAATACGAAGGCGCAAGTAGCGGGAGAAACTAGTATGGAAAAAGGCCCACCGAAAAGATTTAGTGGTCTACCAAAGGAGGCAGGAAATAATAACGTGGATAGTAGGACCGAAAGGAGGATTCCTTGATGTTTAAGAAAAGTGCAGGTTTAATGTCTGAAGAGGAGGGACAGGCCCTAATAAATAAGTTTGATATTTATTTATTGCCGTTTGAGACAGATGTTAAGAATATTATTAGAAGTCAAGAAAGTTATGCGGCTGATTTTCCTTTTTTACGAACAAAACTTAAGATAGGGGGTGGTTCACATTTAGATATTTTAAATTATACTATTGACCCAAGAGACTACAATATGTTAATGAGTATAAAGTCACGTGTAAAAACTAGATTATTTGTTAAATTAATGGGGGTCAACGAATTTAATTTAGAGTTATTTTACCACGAAGAAAAAATAATTTTTCCTATTCCTCTATTAAAAAAACTGGGATATAATACCAAATCTTCGCATGGAAGCGGAAGCATACTAAGAGAAGTTAATTTGCAATATGCTAACGAAGGACCTTCGGGTGCGGAAAAAGAAATAATATTAGAAAATATAGTTAATCACTTTGATTCTTCATTAGTTGACATATTTTCCGATGAAAGATTTGAGGACCAAGTTCCTGTTGAAAAGAGACATTTTTCCTTTGAATTTGAAATAATTCGTGATAAATTTAATGTTCAGATTTCATACAACTATCGTGTGGTAACAGATAGTTTGACTAAATTGGTTAATGTTGATATTCCTAACGATTTTTACGAAGGATTGGAAAGGTATTTTACGCCTAAATCAATGAAATATTTAAGTAAAAAAATTCGCTCATTAATTAATAGAAGGGGAGATAGAAAAAGCGTAGAGGATTATATTAGGTCGGGTAATACCCCTGCCCGTTTATATTTTACAGATAGTAATTCCCGTGTTACGATTAATGAAGACGTGCCGTATATTAACGATGCAATTTCCGTATATTTATTTCAAATTAAGGATATTATATTAGACTATTATAAGGCCAAAGAAACTTTAAGTCCACCTAACCTCCCCGATAATTACTTTAGTAAGGTAAAAGAAAATTTTATACGTTCTCTAGATGTTTATTTTCAAACTAAAGGTTTTAGCCGCCCACTTACTATCGGTAGGCTAAAAAGTAACGTCATATCTAGGGAAATATCAACTATGTTAAATACTGTTATTTCTTCTAGTTTGCCGGGATTTTACACAAGTAGCGGAACCCAAAGGGGTTTTGACTTTATGAAAGCAGTACCCGAAGATATAAAATTCATGGAAAATATAATTCAAGATACAGAAAATAGTATAAAATTATCTGAACGTTATTTAGAATATACCATTCCTCCCGACGCACAACTAAGTCGTAGTGTTATATACGCATTACAAAATATTGGTCAGCCAATCATTAAGTCTAGCGGGACATCTAGAAAATTAGTAATTGAGCGAATACCACGCATATTTCATTTAACAGGCCCCGTTACAATGAGTGAAATTCTTTCATATAAAGAACTTGAACAAATAGAAGGAAAAACACCGAGAGAATTAATGGAAGAATTAGTAAAAATAGTTATCCCTCTAGACAAAGTTTCAACTTTTTTTGAGGCTTTTGAAAGAGAAATTAAAGAAGTGGTAATGAAAGAAGGAGGAGCAAGTTTAAATGATGTTAACGAACCCCCCCTACAAGAATACCAAATTAATTTTTCAATAGATGAAGGATATGATTCTTATATTATAACCATGCGTATTAAGTCGCAAATAATCATTAGATTTCATTTTTCATATGACACCGTTAACAGCGATGCTGGCCCCCCTCGGCCCAGAATTTTTCCTTATGTTTCAAATTTAACACTTGAAAAGGTTAGTGGGAGTTATATAAGATTAAAAACCCGTTCTAGAGATTTTGAAATTGATATTAATGCTTCTTCTGATTTTTATTTAGAAGCAAGTAAGGCCGTACGAAGAATTTTAATACCTCAAAACTTTTTAATACAGCAAGAGATTTTAGGCACAGACCGCAATCCCGCCGAAAGGTCTATTTCTTTCTTAAGAAATATTATTAAAGGTCTTGTGGGAAAGGCTGGTTCTCAATTTATAGAAGTAAAGCCATTTATTTATGATGCCTTAACTGGTGCAAGAAGGGGTCTTTACTTTGCTATTTCTGAATCTAGTCCCATTCATATTTATATTAGTGTAGATGATAGAAAATCCGGAGCCGCCCGTGTATCGGGGGCCTATCCCAAAATAAAGGGTTCTGCATGTGTAGGAACATTTATGGTAGTTGATTCAAGAACAGACTATCTAGGCGCAGAGAAAATCAATTTAGATTTTAAAGGTAGAACTTATAATTTTTACATGACTAATTCCAGTTGTGTTAACTTAGACTTCCAATTAGGCATTGACAGTATTGAAGGGGGAGAAAATTTAGATGCTTTAGGGACAATGATTCTTGCTGGTTCACAAACGGGAACAAGGTTTGGAGAAAAGATACCCGAAAATATAGCCGCATTTAGTAGACAAGCATATATTCCTTATAATGAACTTAAACCAACTTTTTCCGAGACACTCAGAACTGGTGGTAGTACTAAACTGGGTCTTAGTTTTAGTTTTGTGATTAAATTTTCTGATGAATCGTTATACCTTGTAGGTCCGGGCAGATACGATTTGGACTCACCCATCGGAACAATGAAGGGAATAAAAAATTATATCATAGAAAATTATATTGAGGATTCAGATAAAAGGCAAAAACAATTTAATAAAGCGGGGCCTAGCAAAATATCAGAAATAAGTTCTTTTATTGATTTGGATGATTTAGAAAGTATTTATGAGGACCTATCTGCTCAGTCTGAGGAACTCAGCCTAGAAAAATTCAAAGAACATATAGCCGATATGTTTTTATATAATATTGAAAGAAATATGATGGAAAGTAAAATGTCTGACGCGTTTTCAGTTGTTCCCGAATCATCTATTGTGAGTTATAATGAGATGAAACAATTTGTTAATATACACAAAGACGCAATCTATGATTTCCATTTAACTAAAACTGTGGGGTCCGATTACAGGACAGGTGATTTTGTACCTAGAGAACCAATGAGAGAAGGATTGTTTAGTATGATAGAGAGAAGGAGAAGAAACCAAAGGAGAAGTGAACAAGATGAATGAAAAAATTAAAGAAAAATTAGACGCTAAAAAACAACAGATTAAGAAAAAGGCCAAGGACCTATCAATGAACGTCCCTGAAGTTCCCCCCGATAACTGGGAAAAAACACCTAGTATTCCCGGTTTCATAGAGGGTGGTCCCAAAATGAGTAAAAAGTGGAAACAAGTTTGAGGTGAAACTATGAGTTTTATGAATCCGATATATGGTTTAAAAAGATTTATCTATGAAAAAAGACCACAAACTACCGCTAAAGAAATGAATATGATAGTAGCGGAGGCTCAAAAATTTCAAAGAAAGGAATCATATCGTGGAGACATTTTAACACCCGATATAAGAAGATTTATCACAAGACTACCCGAACCAATTAAAACTGTTAGTGTGGACTCATTGGTTGATAGATTACTACCTTATACTCAAGTTCAATCAACTAATCAGCGATATAACTACAATACAGATGATGGTCCGAGAACTGATAATACAAGAAGACTTGATACGAGAATAGGAACTTCTACCAAGTATGTTTCATTCATACCCGATTTTGCTTTACAGGGAACTAATCAAGAAAAACCCGATGCCCACGCTACCTTAAGAGAGTTAGATGGTATTTATACAGACAAGGGAAATATTGTCATTGTTTCTATATCAAGATTAGAAGAGGCTCTAAGAGCAGATATATTTAATAAAAAACTACAAGCGTTATATTCTAACGTAATAGAATCTTTACCAATTATTATAAATTTAACCAGCACAAGAGATAAGAAAAATTTTCTAAGAAAATTAAATAATTTAAGTTCTGATGCTATGGAAATGAGAGAAAACTTTTCTTTAGAACCAACAACAGAAGAAGGACAAATGGAAAAGTTTAAGAAAAATTGGAATACTATAAAACAAAGAATAAGAGGTTTAATCCCAATAGGTAGGGTCCCCAATAGAGAAATTCTTAGTTCAATAGCAAGGTATCTTCGTAATGACTATAAATTATCACTATTGGCGGCTCCTCTTTTTACAGTAGGTAGTGCATTAGAAGAAGATTTAGAAGAAAGAGTTTCGGAGAGAGCCAGTAGTTTAACTTTCGGTGATTATATTTTTAAGGCTATTTTACAAGCCGAGGGAGTAAAGGCGTTTCAGAATATTTCATTAGATAGTGATTATTCTCTTGAAGAAAGGGAGGATAGTTTCTTTGACAGAAAACCCGAAATAGCCGATAATAGACAACGGATTGAGCAACTCGCACTTCCGAAATTTAATGGTAAAAGATTTGTATTTAGGAGTCCAAACGGGGACGATATTATTTACTATTCTAGTGGGGTTATTACTCCTGAACAAGTCAAAAGGAGACTACCCGAAAGTTATGAATTGGACCGTGAGGAAATTATTGATAATGTGATGGAGTATCAAGACAAACAAAGAGCAGACGCCAAAAGAGAAGAAAGACTCAAAAGAAAACTATCCACTTCTGATGTTGGTATTAGTGAATTTTATGATAACTTAGATGCTTATGCCGAACAACTTAGAAGAAGAGAATCTAGAGGCGAGTATTTAAGTGATAGGGATAGTGAAGGTAGAGCAGTTTCACCCTCAATACAAAGGTTCATGCCATCAAAGTTTTACTTTCATCCGTTTGACTCTGATGTTGAACTTGACCCGGAATTGTTCAAAATGAAAATTTCTGAACTTCCGGAGGATGAACGACGCAGAATTAAAACGTTCTTACAGGATGCAGAGCCGACAGAATATTTTGGTGAGGAATACCTTAAACTAACAAAACTTATAAATACATTGGCTGATGTAGTGGATTCAACGGAAGAGGAAGAGTTAGAGGATATGGATGTAGAAAATCTTAAACTCATTAAAAAGTTAGCCCACCTACGCAAAAGATATGAGAATCTTTATCAAGAAATTTACGGAATGGTATATGGGGAGGAAGAATAATGGAAGAAGTAGTAGAAATTATTAAGATGTTAATAACAAGAATTGAAAATTTAGAAACACAAGTAAAGGAAGCGAATATGAATTTGATGAAATCGGGTATTGTAGTTCACACTCCCCGACCATCAATGACAGTTTCAAACCCCGTCCCATCGGGAGACACAATCGCTAAAATGGATTGGGACGAACTAAACGAATTAGTAGGAAAATTGGAGGGTACAATATGAGCATGATAGAAGAAAAACCAACAGATGATTTGAGAGATAGCCGAATGCTTTTAACAAGGCTTATTGAATTAGAAACTCATATCACAAACGCTCTTGGTCTTATGGCTGAAACTGGGGAGGAACGTCCATATAAAAAAGTAAAGCCCCAACTTAAGGATGTTATGGCTATGGCCGCAAAAGCAAAGCCCGGAACTATTTCCGAGGTTAAGAAAAGCCGTCAACACAAACTTTTGCCGGAATACATGGTCTATAAAAGCAAAGAAGAGGAGAGGGGCGAACCCCGTAGGGAAGATTCAGAACTACCGGAAGACTCCCAAGATAAGGATTTAGTAGCGGCCCTTGAAACAGCATTAGAAAAACTACGCAGGGCTAAACACACTTTGCGAGTTTCCGAAGAATCTGCATTTGTTCCCTCCGATGAAGCATAGGGGGATAAAAATGACAGTTGATTTTTTTTCAATCGCTAAGAATAAAGTTTCCTTGACTAATAAAATAAGGGCTACATATTTATCTGCCTTGGAGAATCCCAAGGCTTATGATTACGAATGGGAACAACTTGTAGTTGAATTAAGAAATCTTTTAAAAGACCCAACATATCAAGAGATGTTTCCTAATTTAGAGACAGAAATTTTATATTCTGATAAAACCCTTGATGTTAAAGAGAAGAGAGCGAGACAAGTATATGAATCTTGTATGAATAAACCTATGCTTGTAAAAGAAGACGAGGAAATGAAATCTTTTATTGAACCTAATAAACCAATGTATAGGATTTTTTCAATTGATGATATGAGAGAAATTAAGGGACTTACTGGTGAATATATTATTCAAGAAAAGTATGATGGGTTGCGTGTTCAAGTTCACAAGAAGGGTGATAAAATAACCATATATTCCTTTAGTGGAAGAGACATTACATCCAAGTTTCCCAAGTGCGTTAAATATTTAAAGGAAAAAGATACCAATAATTTTATACTTGATGGCGAAGCAGTTCTTTATAAAGACAACGAACCTTTAGTAAGGGCCGATACATTAGCCCATATAAATAAAAAGGTTGATTCAGAAGAGGATATTAAAATACATGTCTTTGATATTATGCACTACAAAGACAGTTCCGTTGCTATGGAAAAATTTGAAGATAGAATAAAAATTCTAATTGGAGAATTTAGTGGCCTTACAAATGAAGTAGTTCTTTTTCCCACGAAACAAAATACCCGTGAGGCAGACTCATATGATGAAATAGAAGAATATGCTATGGAAATTATGAAAAACCCAACCTCCGAAGGAGTCGTAATTAAAGACGCTAAATCTTCCTATGTTATAGGTAAAAAGAAAAATCCTAAGTGGATTAAGTGGAAAAAGGTCATTGACTTAGATGTATTGGTATTGGGTAAAAGAAAAAATAAAAATGGGACCTTTACATATATGGTCGGCGTTGGCCCAGTTGAAGAAGAAACGCCCAAGGCAAGAGAATATGAGGGTAATTTTTATGCTGATGTCGGTAAGACTACCAATACAAAAGTAAATGTGGAAGAGGGTAAAATTATCCGTGTTAAGGTAGATGAAGTTATGGGTAATTCTAAAAAGGGGTTCAGTTTATACAATGCCCAATTTCACGAAATACCCGAAGTTTCTGAATCAGATAAGTTGATTACATTAGAGTTCTTAACAAAGAACGGAAGAAAAAGTTTAGCCGACTACAAAGTAGAAGCCCTTAAAAAATCATACGTTATTACAGACGGCGTTCATGGTATTGCTAAAATGAATTTAGAATTAAATATGGATGGTTTGGTTTTTCACGGTTTTAAGGAAAAAAATCTTATGTCAAAAAATGCCTATCCCAATATGGATGTTTGGAAAAAAGAAATCAAAAGGGCCTACGGAAAAGATAGTGGTAGGTTCATGGCTTTTGTTCAAAATATTTTAATTGACGAAGGGACTAAATCGTTAGAGGAATTATTTAGGCGAGGTATGGACCATGATGCAAATATGATGAATCGTTTATTTGGTGATAAGGAAGGAAAGAAAAAAATGAAACAGCGTCTAATGGAGGCTGGCGATGCCTACGGTATTAAAGGCAAAGACCGTTTCTTCTACGACGATTTAACTCTTAATAAAATGGAGGAAAATAAAGCCGAGTTTTTAATGTGGCTTGGTAAAGATGAAAAAATATACTTCACTATTAAACATGAAGATTTTGAAAATAACTGGGCTATTGACATTCGTTCCAAGGAAAACATATACGACTTCTTAGGAGAGGCTGGTAAATACCCTGTTAGTTTGGTATCTTCTATTAATGATGATATGCTAATTGATAAAGGAAGTGCGCTATTGGGAGCACAAAGACATGGTTATCATGAATATATTCTAAGTGGGGATGATGTGCAATCTAAATTACACATAAGATATTTACCTGTTGGGGATGAAAAAATGTGGTTGGCCTTTACAGGTTATGAGACAAAACCTACTCCTGAAAGTTCAGATGAAGGTTTAAATGATGCTAGGGCTGATAAATTTATCAAAATGTAATATTAACTTACAAAATCCAAGTAATATTTATATAGTCTACTAACGTACTAATTACCATGCAATTAGCAACACCTATGTTTGGTAATCTTCCTACTGATGGTGGGGAATTTGTCATTCTAAAGGAAAATAAGGATTGTGTTATTGCTGGCTACGCATCTGTTGATGTAGTGGATAAACAAAATGATAAAATTACTCTTAACGCAATTCGTGAAGCGGCAGATGGATTTATGAAAAACGACCGCTTCCGAAATGTTATGATTACTCATTCAAATGTTCAAGTGGGTGAGGTCTTAGACAATTATACAGATTCCAAAGGAAAAGTCCTAAAAACAGGCGTAGATGAGACAGGTTTTTTTGTAGTGATAAAGTTAAGAAATGATATTGAGAAGGCAAAGGAAGTGGCGAGGGATATTCGTCGTGGAAAACTCCGTTCTTTCTCAATTGGAGGACAGGCAATTAACAAAGCCAATAAATATGACCCCGATGTTGGGAGTTATAAAGAAATTGACAAGTTAGAATTGCATGAAATCACCATTTGTGAAGAAGGGATTAATCCCGAAGCCAAATTTAATATAATTAAGGAGGATAAAAAAATGAGCGAAATTGAAAAGGCCTTGGCCGAATTTAATGATGTAATGGCTGAACTGAAAAACACCGTGTTGTTGAAGGACGACGACGACGATGAAAAGATGGAAGGAGCCGCTTCCCACGATGACGAAAAAAAGGAATTGCGTGGCGGAAGTAAAGAAGAAATGATGGAAAGAGCCATGTATGATGAAGACTCATCGGATGAAATGATGATGGAAGAAGCAGAAATGGCTGACTATGACAAAGAATACATGAAAGAGGAAGAAGACAAAGAAGCCCTTGAATACATGGAGCGAAAGGGTGTTGATACTTTGGACCTTTCTCCCTCTAACATTGAAAAAGCATATGAACATTTCCGTGCAGAAAAAGAGGAGGAGAGAGCATACGATTTGATTAAAAATGAGTTTGAGGCTCGCTATGCAAAGGAACTTGAATTGGAGAAGGCTGAAATTGCTAAGTCCAAGTTCAATCCACAAAACGAACTTTCTCAACTTCGTGAAGAACTTTCTTCCTTGAAGAAGAGTTTGGAAAATAATGAAATTGCTAAGGCACAAACGGTTGAGGAAACGACCCGTCAACTTAGCGAAGATTTTTCTCGTGTAAATGAAATGTCGTGGGATGAAATTCACGACCTTTTCTCAAAGCACAAGGGGGGTATCTAAAATGAGTGGGTATTTTAAGACAATTGGAGACTTGGAGCGAGCAACCTATGGATTTGGTAGCGATAACCTAATGAAAGCAACTGGTATTACTACGGGCATTCACAATGTTCACAGTCTTGCTACACAAGCAGGAACTCTTGATACGAGCCTTCACAACTTAATTTATGGTCAGAAGGTTTGGTCAATGATTAACCGTGAAATCAACGCCTTGTCAATTCTTCCTAAGAAACCTTGGAAGTCAAGTGGATGGCGAATTCTGAAAGAGCGAGCCTTGGGCGGTGCAGAAGACACCTTTACTGTAACTGATTCTGATAGCCTCGGTGGAACTGCTGAAAATGAAGCACTTTCCAACATTACGAACATCAGGCCTCTTTATGAGAACTTGCATGTTTCACCAAAGACTATTGCACACACGTTTGAAATTTCTGAAATTGCTCAAATGTTGGCTGGTCTTGACGATGGTTTGGGAGACTTGATTGCTACCTACCGTGAAGAAGTTGGTGTGTCTCACGCAGAAGCCATGAACAAAATGATTCTGCACGACCTTACAAATACGGCTGGTGTTGGTCTTGCCGCAACCTCTCTTACAGGAGAAAACAATATGTTGGAATCTCTCTTCCGAATTGTTTCTAACTTTGCTGAAACCGATGCTCTTAGCGGCTACGGAAGCGGTGAAGATAAGAATAAGATTTACGGTGTTTCTCGCCATGCTACTGATGCGGCTTACCTTGAGTCCTTTGTTGACTCCAATGGGGGAACCGAGCGAAATCTTACCGTGAATATTCTTAATACGACCCTTCGTAATTTGATGGCCCGTGGTGGAGAACCCAAGGTTATTTTGACTGGATATGATACCATTCAAACCCTTGGTGAACTGCTTCAAGCACAAGAGCGTTTCATGGGAAGAACGGAAATTACGCCAACCCATAACGGAATTAGAGGTGTTGATGGTAGAGAAGTCGGTTTCCGAGTTGCTACCTATCACGACATCCCAATTATCCCTGTTAAGGATATGCCAAACGGCGGTGCTGGAATTTCGGATATTCTTATCCTTGATACCGACCACATTTTCCTTTGCACTTTGAAGCCTACGGAATACTTTGAAGGTGGCATTGGCACGGATGTTTTCGGACACGGAAAGTTGGGCCACCGAGGGCTTTACAGAACTGTTGCAGAAGTGGTTTGTTCCTACTTCCGGGGACAAGGTAAAATCCTTGACCTTCAATGAGGTGTTTTAAATGACACATACAATAACACTTATTGCAGACCACTTGGGTTTTACCGGCCCAAGAGTTATGGGACATGAATATGTAGTTGATGTTTGCGTAGATAGCACAAATTTACCATCGGGCGGAGTAGTTGTAACAGCGGCAGAATGTGGGTTGTCAACCGTTTCTTGTGTGGTGGTTACCGGGGCAGAAAATCCAAACCATTACGTGATTCAACCTGTTATTGTTGCAGAAACAGGGGCCTATGAATCAGCATCATCATTTAAATTGCATTATGCTGATGATTTGGGTAGTGCATCTACAACAAGTGATACTAATGTAGGTTCTGTAAGAGTTCGTGTTTGGGGCAAACTCTAAGGTGAAGTAAATGCGAGTTAAAAATATTACGGGCGGAACTAAGGTAGTTCTTGGAAAACCATATATGGGTAATTACGAATATGAAGTTTCTGAGAACCTTCGTGATATTTTCATTAGAAATGGATTTGAAATTTTGGGAGAAGAGGTGGCTGAAACTCCTCCGGAGGAAACCTTGCCTTCGGAAGAAGTTGATGAAGTCGCACCTTCCCCGGATTTCTCTTCTATGACTAAGAGAGAATTGCAGTCTTACTTGAAAGAAAAGGGTATTGCCTTTGAATTTAAAAATACGAAGGCCCAGTTGCTTTCTCTTTGCTTAAATGAAAGTGAAGAAGAGTAATCTTTATAATATCGTTCTGCTTGTCTTAAGATAAGAGGGAAAATTATGCCTGTGAACTCAACAAAGATAACTGCGAATACTCAACTTTCATCCATTGGTGGAACATTTGACGGATTTATATTCTTCAACGGTGCTTCTGCATCTGTTGTTTATGTATTTGACAACAATAATGCTGACGTAGTGCTTCCGTTTGATTACAACAATGGAACTACAATGTCTAATGGTCCAACTGATGCTTTATCTGTTGGTATGTTGGTCTTTGGTTCAGGAATTCCTGACGGGGCCACGGTTGCTTCAATTACAGACCCAACCACATTTGAATTAAGTGCTACTACAACAGGTGGTGCTAAAGTATCGCAAGCCCTTACATTTGTTTCCGTAGATAACCCGATTGGAAAATTTTCAACTGCGGCCAATACAAGCGACGATATTAGGGGATTAGGAATTATTTGTAGGAACGGAATTAAAATCGTTGCTAACAATTTTACAACACTAGAAGTTTTTGCCCTCACCAACTAGGGGGTTAAAACATGACTAGAGTTCCAAATATTAGAGGCTACGAGGGTTTTGCCGAAGGTGTTAATTGGACACCGAAGTTATCATTAGATACAATGGTTGATTTTATCAATGCCCTTCCCAATACACCCATTAGTAGGCAACTTGTGAATTGGCTTGGTAAAGACCATGATGGTTTTAGCGGGTATTCAGATGACGTTTTTGATGAAATCAATAGGGAGGCTTTTAAACGCCTATTAGAACTGGGTATAGAATCTACTAAATTTAAACCAGTGTATGAAAGAATAGTAGGTGATGAAGATACTACCGATACTCAAATGGAATTATTATTTTCAGGTTTAACCCCTTCTACTAGTTTTACACTAGACGACCTAATAAACGGTCAAGCCGCAGACTACGCTTTAGAATATGAACCTACTGATGAAAATAAAAAACTAATCGGTATTTTTGTTGGTGAGGCTTTATTTAAAGAGGGTAAATCAGCAGACGAACTTAAAACAGATTTTAAAGAAAAAGTTATATCTACCGCTTCTAAAAGAGGTATTGGTATGGCAGATGCCGACGCAGAGGAAGAATTTTCTAAGGCATTTAGTGATTTTAAATTAATTGAGGGTATGCAAGCAGTTTTTCAAGGATTAATGAAAAATATAAAAAGAGAATTTGTAGGGGCTGAAAATAATAGAGGTTCATATATTGCTATGGGCAAAGAAGGTTCTAAACCCCTATCTGATTTTTTAGTAGAGATGCTACCCCAAAACGTGGGAAACCAAAGATTAGGTGTGTTAATGATTCCTGAATACAGGGATGCACAATACAAATCAATGGGACAAGAAGAATACTTAGAAACCATACTTGATATGTCCACGGCAAAATTAGTAAATTTAGTCAACAGAAGTTTAAAAAGATTGGCGGCAGAAAAATTAAATCCTTTTGGTTTAGATGATTCTATTCTGAATTTAATTTTACAAGATATAGATGCAGAAATAAACAATTCAATTATTTCTGATTCTGTCGTCCCAGCAAAAGAAGTATATGAGCCGGGTCAAGTTGGAGTATTTAAAAGAGAACTAGACGACGAGGTAGTTGTAGGATGGTTTATTCAAAACCAAGCAAAGGAACTAAATGCCTTTACCAATTGGTTAGCAAGTGGAGCGTTATCGGCATATACTTATAATAACCAAGACTGGAACCCACTAGAGATTTCTAACATAAGAGGAAGAAAAACCAATTATGATAGAAAAAATACATTTAGGAATAAAACTTTATTTGCAGATACTCGTAGAGATAAGGGTTCCCAAAACATTCTTGAAAGAGTAGATGATATATTAATGGACTACGAGGAGTTTGAACCTAATAAAATAAGAAACTCGTTTGATAATGATGGGCTTTTAGACGGTGTAATTGATTTCTTTAATAAAGTTGATGACGAGTTAAAATCAAAGGAAAGTATGTATGAAGTCTCGGATGAAGAAAGACTTTTTGAAGACGTTTCTACAATTAGAGAAGACAGATTTATAGAAACTATTTTAAAAGGAGAAACCGAAGAGTTTTTAGAATTAATGAATACTGCTATTTTTAACCTAGAAAAAATACGACCCCCCTTAGAAGAGGCGGAAACTGAAATTTTTGATGATAAGGAAAAAGATGTTTTGAGAACAGAAGACGATTCTTTGCGCCTACCAATGGACATTTTTGAAGAGGCACAAGGATTTATCACCGACCTTAAACAACTAAGAAGAGAAGTGAATAGAGTGCCTACTGAAAATATAGGGCAATATGAAAATACAGTTATAAGAATATTAAATGAGCAGGGAAATACCGAAGCCGCTAATGAAATTAGACAAACGGGCTTAGAAAACATGACGGCAGATAGATACTCGGAAATTTCCGGTCAACTAGATAGAGGTAAAAGTTCCCTTTCCTTTACAAAAACTCTACTAAAGGAATATTTTGGTGAGAATTTTGAAGACATACAAGCGTATAGTAAAACTGATGCTGGTAAAATAAAAATAGCAAAATTGTTATTACACCCTATCTTATACGGGGATGTGGCAGTATCAGATTTCGGAACGACGCAAGAAAAAAATATTGCTACAACTTTAGCATACGCTGGCGCACTTTCAATAACTTTAGAATTTACATCTAACGGTTTAGAAGGAGAATTTATTTTTAAACCAAATTTTGAAATTAAACCTGAAATGGGAACATTTTCATATGATTTTAGCGTTGGTAGAGGCCTTACAAGAGAAGGAGAAAGATTTACTACTCCTACGGGAGACAAAGTTCAATCTTTTGATACTATATTTAATAAGAATAAAAACCGCTACATGAACGAAATATTAAAAAAGTTAGTTAAACTTCAATTAGTTATACGGGGGTAATTATATGGTTAAGGTAATTGTTCAATCTGACCCAACACTAAACGTTGTTAATTATCCTGCTGGAAAAGGTGCTTATACTAACGCTGTTAAGATAGCGGCACTTTTAGGTATTGCTGATTTTGTTTCTATTGACGCTACGGGTGCTACCTCTCCTACATTAGAAGAAGTTGGGGATTTGATTCGTAGGGCAGAAGACTTCATAGATGAATTTACTAATGAGTCTTGGAGAGAAAATCTTGCTGAAAATGAATTTCATGACTTTGATTTCTATGATAAGTATGTTTATTTCTATGAAGACTATGCGGGAAAGGTTAGAACTGAACATGAAAATGTTAGAAAAATAATTAGAATTGCATTTTGGGATGGAAGCACATATAGGGATGTAGCGTCGGCTGTTTCTGTTATTGAAATTACCGACCACACAAATATTACAAGTATTACATTAAATGCTGGTTCTCTACATTGGGACTTATTTGCCTCTACTAATGCTCACGACGATAAGTTCAATAAAGCGTTTGGTAAAAGGACTACTGCACATGAATTAGCATATTTAATTAACGAACAACCCCCTACTCTTACAGCATCATTTACGGGTGCTTCTGCCAATAAGTCGTTAAAAGATTCTTCGGCAACACATAACATATCAGACTTTTTTTATGCAAATGTAGAAGAAGATGAGACTATTACCGTTGTTTCGCTTTTACCCGGAAGCGACGGTTCATCTTGCACCGTTTCTACTTCGGGTAGTGGTATTACCGCATCTTCATTTACTGATAAGGAACAATATGATAGAAATGAAACTTGGTGGGATATTAGAGATTCCGGAGATATTTTCTTCCGTAGTGATTATCCCTTACATAGAAAACACTCTGTAAAACTTACTTACACCTATGGGAATCATAGAGTTCCAGCAATTATTGAAGAGGCGGCTACAAAACTCGTGGCTTGTGAATTGTTGGCTAGTGATGATTCATATGTTCTTGTAGGAGATGACTCCACAGGAATTGATGTTAAGTCTAAGTATGATTCTTATAAACAGGATATTGACAGGATTTTGAGAATGAAGAAGCGAATTAATTACTATTTAGATAACGATTGAGGGAATATTATGGACATTTGGTGGGATATTATTCAAAAGAAAAGTAAGGCTCGTCGTAAGAAGGGTTCTAAAAGGGCTAAGAAAAAGACAAGGCGTAAGGGTAAATCTACCGGAAAGAAAGACGCTTGTTATTATAAGGTTCGCTCCCGATATAAAAAATGGCCTTCTGCATATGCTTCGGGCGCACTTGTTCGTTGTAGGAAGGTAGGGGCCGCTAATTGGGGCAATAAAACAAAAAAGAAGTGATAGCATGTATAATATAAAATTGGGTTGGGAAATTATTTTAAAGGAACTTGCTTGCCCAAAGGCTACGCAAGATTTAGAATTAAATACAAAAAATAGAGATGCGGCAGTAAAGGCAGAACATATTCAATATGGGCCTCTAAATTTAGAGGACGAAGACTACTGGGAAAGATACGCTAAGCGTTGGAACACTACTGCCGATGTAGCAAAACAGTCTAATTGTAGTAATTGTATTGCTTTTGATATTTCACCAAGAATGGATAAGTGTATGCCTTTAACCACAGATGAAGATGGTCGTTTGGGTTATTGTTGGATGCACCATTTCAAATGCCATAGTGCTAGAACGTGCTACACTTGGGCTAAAGGTGGACCTATTGATGATGACAAAACTTCAAAAGAAAATCAAATGAGGGGAGAACAATGACGTGGAAAAAAATATTAAAAGCCCATTGTACGGGTGATGACGATAAACAAGACATGGATAAGAAATTATACGGTGGACAGAAAAAACTAGACAAAGATGGAGACGGCGACTTAGATGCAGAAGACTTCAAAATGCTTCGTGATGAAAAGAAGCAAGATGTTGAAGCAATTATTATTCGCACTTTGAAAGATGAAGGTGGGGCTTCGGGCTTAGAACCTTTGGAGAAGGAAACCGGATTGTCTAAAAAAGAACTAAAGAAAAAACTTAAGGAAATGAAAAAGGTTGCTAAACATAAAAACGGCGACTATATTTTACTTGAAGGACTACCTAAACCAAGAGGCGCATTTACGGATAAGGATTAGATGGTTAAGAGGCGTAATCGGGTTAGGCGCAAAAAGGGAGAACCAAGTCAAAAAAGTGAAAAGGTTAGACCAAATAAACCCCATTACAAAAGAAAGGAGAGATAATTGTGTGGAAAAATATACTAAAACAGTTTCCTAATAAAGAGGATAAAAAACAAATAGTCTATGCTACTATTAGATACATGTTAGAGGACTCTTCTTTTCAACCAGTTGAGGGCTTTACTTATCAAAATACGGTTGCTTCTATACACGAACTTTACGAGAATGTGGTTGAAAAGAACTTATATCCTAAGTTTCGTATGACTAAAAAACAATACTTAGATATTATCTTGGGGTCAATTACTTCTATTGGTGGTATGCACTACTTGATAATACCTCAAAAAATGTTGACTCATTCTCCTAGAAGTAATAACCTCACACTAATAAGAGATACAAATAGAGATAAATTAACAGACGGCTCATATTTTAAGGATTCGGTGGGTTCGTTTTCATTTGAAGAATATTAGGAGAGATAAACATGTGGGATAAAATATTGAAAATTAAATCATTTGCCGACGCACGACGAATGGGGAAGAAATATGCTCTTAAGGATTATTACGAATCTCTATTACTACCTCTACAAGAATATGACCGACTAAACGATAAAGAAAAAATAGCAATACATGAAAAATTAAGGAGAATACTATATGAATACGGAGAAAACGACCCGTGGGCTAGAAATAGAAGAAGGTTTCATCAGTCTATGCGAGCGAGGGTTTATGAGGGCCAAAATACAGCGATGGTTCCTAATCAAATAGATGAATATTCTCCAAAAATGGGCAACAGAGGCGTAAAAAGTGTAAATGAGCAACAAAGGAGAACATTAACAGACTTTAATCATCTCACTAGAACCTACTCACCCCAAGACGCCAAAAAGATAGGCGGTAGCCTTCCTAAAGGAAAAAGAATCAAACCCTATGCTGTAAGGAGGGATATATCGGAACAAATGAAACGCCGAGAAAAAAGAAAAACTACAAGCCCAATGATTTTAGATTACTTTAAAATGTGGAAAAATATGTATAATAGACTTCCTACCCTAACAGAAATTACTAACTCCGAGGGCAGACCCTTAACCGTAGATGAAGAAAGAACGTTTAATGAAGAATACGCTAGAAGAACACAGGAATGATAAATATGCCCATTACAGAAAAAAACGGCAAGTGGTATTGGGGAGAACAAGGCCCCTATGATACCAAAGAAGCGGCCCAACGGGTTGCTACTGCCGCCTATTTGAGTGGGTATAAAAAGAAAACTGGTGTGATGCCCAAAAAGAAACCTTACAGGGGTAAGTTTATTCGTGATGGGAAAATTGTTCGTAAGAATGAAGACCCCACGGAAAAGTCAAAACAATGGTTAATTGATACCGTGGAAAGAGCATACCCCCAAGTAACAAACCTTAAATTTGGGGGTAGACCTGTAATTGATGGTGGATTTATCACCTTTGATTGTCATAATTTAAAGTGGCGTGTTGATTTAAATTTAACTACTTGGTTTGCTCCTTTTGGTAATTATATAGTTTGTGTAGTAGACGACAATTATAGGGCGGCACTTTATGATAAATTTTTAACAAGGATAGATGTAATAGCAAACCAAACTTTTGGGATAGTTCCTGTTCTTGAGTTTGCTTGGAAACTCTACCAATTAGATTTAGCGTATCCAAAGTTTTATTTTTATGGAGAATATTATACGCCAATTAAAGGCCCTCACAATACTTTTTATGACAGTTATAAATTTTTAAAAGGTGCTACTCAAATTAACTTAACTGAATGGAAAAGAGGCGTAAGGTTTGACGACGAGGAAAGAGAAGAAAAAACTACCTTAGAAAACGAAGAAGTTTATAACGAAACAAGTAAAATGGCTAAAGAAAAGTTAGAGTTGGTTAGAGAATTATATCATCAAATTTTTGGAGGGAATCTACGATGAGTTGGGAAGAAGTCCTCAAAAGAAAGAAGCGCAAAAAGAAAGGGCGCAAGAAAAAGCGCAAGAAGTCGGGAGATAACTTCAAGCGTGAAAAGGACGAAGGACTCCACGGCTGGTTCTCTCGTAGGGGAGGAAAAGAAGGCAAAGGAAAAAAAACTCAACGGGGCTGGATTGATTGTTCAACCTGTGGGTCCAAGAATGGACCAAAGCCCTGCGGGAGGAAGGATGCTTCTAAGGGTAGAAAGAGGAGATGTCGTCCCACTTGTGCGGCCTGTAAAACTTACAAAAGAAGGAGGGGAACGCGATGAGTTGGGAAAATATTCTTAAAAGAAGCGGAAACATAAAAAAAATTAATATGCCCCTTCTTAGAGAAGCCCTCGGAAACGCTACGGCTACTCTAGCAGAATTTACCTTACCCGAAATTTTACCACTCGCCCAAGAATTATATAGGGAGTATTTAATTAGGGACGGTATTTATGCTAACGATAGATTAGGTCGGTCTAATGCCACTAGACACTCTACGGGGGTTTTTGATAATCCGCGTGGTAGAACAAGTTTTTTTGGTAAAGTTATTAATAATCTAGGAGTTCACAAGCCGACTACACGCATGAAAACTTTACCAACGGGAACGAATGAAACTATTTATGCTAGAAGGGAGGAAACACGATGAGTTGGAAAGGTATTCTCAAAAGGGATATGTCCTATTGTGTTTGTAGCGGTCCTAATAAAACAAAGGGCTTTACATGTAAGGCCCATTGTCGTAGCAAACAAATGAAAAAAGCAGACCCCAAGAAAGGAACGGGAAAAAAACCAAAGGGTTCAAAAAGAAGATTATATACAGATGAAAACCCAAAAGATACCGTTAGGGTAAAATTTAGAACAGCAAAGGACGTAAGAGACACATTCGCAAGTTCAGCATTTAAATCAAAATCACATAAAAGAAAATCACAAATTATTAATTTAGTAGAGCAAAGGGCTAGAGTAGCGGCTAAAAGAGCAAAGGACCCCAAGGCCAAGAAGAGACTTAAGGCCGCACACGCAGTAGCCCTATCTAGAAAAAAATCTAGCAAAAGAAAAACTAAAAGAATGAAAAAGAAGGGTGGTAGAAAATGAATTGGAAAAATATACTACACAAGGGGATGTCCAAGAAAACTAGAGAGGTATTTAACAAACAGGTTATAGAAATACTATCTAAAGAAAATAACTTACCTGCCGGGATTATCTATGACCGTTTATCTAAAAGATTCAGAAACCAAATAATACCTAGTGCAATTGGTGGTTATATAAAAAGGATTCCGGGCATTTCTTACACAGGTGGTAGGGGCGGTATTTTTACCTTGGATGATTAGAAAAACTTAATAAGAAGGAAACAATAAGGTGATAATATGAGCAACTGGTGGGGTATAATTAAAGAGCCTAAAAAACCCCGCATTAAGATAGGGGCGGGGCCTCCCCGTGAAGTTTCCCGTGAAATGGAAGAAGATATTGATGCCGTAGTAGAACAAGAAACCAAGGACTATAAAGAAAGAAATAAACCTAAAAGTAGATTTATAGGCGGTGGATTTATAGAGAGTGGTAAAACTAAAAAGAAATACAAGGGGAGATAGAGCGTGTGGGAAGATGTTCTAAAATCCAAGAAAAAAAAGACTCAAATTAAAAGAGTCAAGGGTGGAGTAATGTACCGTGGAGAAAGATTTCCCGGCGTGAATAAACCTAAACGCGCCCCTAAAGGTAGTAAAAAGAAATACCGAGTTCTTGCTCATCAGAACGGAAAATACCGGGTAGTTTCCTTCGGGGCAAGAGGATATAAAGATTTCTTACAACATAAAAGCAGTAAGAGAAGAAAGAATTTTAAATCAAGACATAATTGTAAGCAGAAGAAAAATAAACTGACTGCTGGTTGGTGGGCTTGTAATTATAATTGGTGATAACATGAGTTGGTTTGATGTTTTGAAATACAAAGTTTCCCGTGCTGATTCAAGGGCGAACGCCAAAAAATTAAGGACTATTCTTAGACCAATGGTTTTTGAGTTTGCAGAGGAAATTGGTAATAGGGCTAGTGAAATAGATTATAATGAACTAAGACGACTAGCGAAAAAAGAATTTTTACAAGACAGAAGACGTGAAATTGTAACTAATCCAAAAGTAGAAGAACTAGGATTAGCCCGTAATTCAGTAGGTAGTTTGTTGAGTAGGGGTCTTCCTAATATTATGTTAATGATAACATACAAATTAAAAGAGATGGGTTTTGAGCCTTCTTCAAGACGTTCGGGTTATTATTATAGAAAACGACTAAAAAAACAATACGTAGATTCTATTCAGAAAAAAAGAAAGGGTCGTCCTTCTAATATAAAAACAATAGCAAGAAATGTTAGAGGTGTCGCTAGGCCGCTAGTTAATGAAGCAGTTGAAGAATTTATCGCTAATAAAAATAAGGTTTCTATGGATGATTTAAGAGATATTGTAGAGGAAATTGCTAAAGATTTACATGCCCACCCCGACCTACAATATTTAAATCCCTCTCAAAGAGGAGCATATATAAATGCTGAAAAGGGTTCTTTTTTAAAAACTGCCTCCTACAAAGTTACCCAGTCCGGTTTTATTTACAAAGTTTCGGGTGTAGCGGGGCGTTCCGAATATGTTAGGGCGGAGTAATAATGTTTAGAAAAATCATAGAGAAATTATCCGAAACTCAAAATGAGATGGAGGAAATTCTTCAAAGGATTATTTCACAAAATAAAGACATGGAAGACCTTTCCGAAGAACTACTGGGAGAAAGATTATCTGATGAAATTATGTCGCAGGTTATTGAACAAGAATTTACAAAAGTTATTGAGGAGCGTATTAAGGAGGCATTTGAATGACTAGTGAATGGGTTATAGTGCTAAAGGGCAAAAAAATGTCTGATAGGTCCAAAGATGTTATAACGATGGTTATGAGAGATGGACAGGAAAGAAGCATTAAGCAAATTATAGAAGACGCTTCTATCTATGTAAAAAAACACCCGGTAAAACACACCCTAAAAGATGTTCCTACAAGTAGAGAACTTTCTTCTCACTTTAGAAGTAATCCCGACTATCAAAATATGGGAGGAACCCCCACCATGTATAGGAGAGTTTAATAAATGGATGAAACAACATTTTTAGTTTCCCTTTTAGCGGATAATTGGAATGCCGCCATTACTGCTTTAGGTAGTGAAATACCAGCAGTTCATAGAGTTCGTCCACAGATTATGGATGTGCGTTCAATGGCTTCTACGAGAAATACAACAAATCCGGGTAGGGGTGGTAATCGTGCTAGAATATCAAGAGCAAAAGACCAAGATACAAATTCAGATGGAGTCGTTGATTCGGCAGATTTAATCGTTTGTATGGAAGAGTCTCAGACTATTGAATACCCAACGGTTGATTATTCAACTAGAAATGAAAGTTATTCAATGGGAATAAGAATAAGAACTAAACAAGACGATAGAAGAAAATCTGATGGGTCAAGGTTAGCACCTTCCGGAGATACGTTCGGAAGAGATAGAATAGAAAACCTTTATAAAATAGTTCGCTATATACTTGAAAATAACCGTAGAGGATGGATTCAATCGGGTTCTATAACGGAGAATTTTAAGCACATTGAAATGGGTTCTAGGATTGAGCAGAACGATAAAAAGAGTAGGATTTTTGGATATAAAGTAAGTGTTATGTTAAAACGATTTTCAGTTAGTTTGTAGGTGAGAAAATGGTTAATTCAGATATTTGGATGGGAAGCGGAGCGACGGTATCAATGATACCCGAAAAAGACATTTATTTGGGAACATTTGCTAGTATTGCTAGTTCAAGTTCTGCGGGTGCTATTGGTTCAGTTAGTATTACTACGGCTGGAACTCAACACACCTCGGCTATGACTGTTATCACAAATGCTGAAATTATTGCTGGACAACCTGCAAGTGGAACGGGTGGTGAATTGCTTCTCACTTTAAGCGCACACTCTACTGATTTTACCTTCGTTACAAATGATGGCTCAAAGTATGAAAACGGAAGTGGTGCTGATGGAAGCATTCGTGTTTTTGCTGACAATGGCGACGGAACCGCTACTTCTATTGATGTTGTTTTTGCCGACGATTCGGCTTCTGCCCCTTCCCTTGGTGGAAATGTCACGCTAACCGTTGATATTGCCGAGGATGCAGAAGGAGAAGAAATCGCAGAAGCGGTTAGAATTGCTTTGAATGATTCAGGGGAAGCCATTACTGCTACCCGAAGTGGAGCCGTTTTGACTGTTTTAAATTCAAATGGGGGATTCGTAAGTATTTCTACCGAAACAACAAACGGTGGAGTTTCTCTTTCAAATACTCTTGGTGGTGCTATTACAAACGCAACTGTTATTAGTGGAGGAAGTGGCTTTGACCTCAGCGCAGGAGGAAATATTACCATTACTACTGGTGGAACTGATGGTGTTATCACCGTGGCTTTAGCCTCTTCTTCTACTAACCAAACGATTATTACTCCTAATTCTACATTTACTACGAATTTTAATTTGGTTCCAAATTTATATCGTGGTTGTTTTTTAAGTATTAAACTTGATTCGGATAACTCCCTTCAAGACAGAGTTTTAATTCAATCTAACACGGCAACCACTCTAACCGTTAATGATTCGTTGCTATCTGCTATTACCGGAACACCCGGTAATTATTACGGCGTTATTGAAGGCTTTGGTGCGCCTGTTCCTGCATTTAAGAATGGTTCTTCTAACCCCCGATTGCTTTCAGATACTTGGCTTGGTCTTGTAACGGCTATAACAATTCCTCAAACCACCGTTACAAAAACTCCTATGAATTTGCTTGCGGGTGGAACTAGAAATCATATTTATCAATATGCTGGTATTGAAAGAACCACGGGCGGTAATCTTACTATGGATGCTAATGCTTTTTGGCCTCTTTATTACGCATTGGGGAGAATGACTTTAGATGTGGAATCAACTGCCCATACAACAGTAACGGCTGGCAATTTAAATAATTTTGCATTGACAGGTGCTAGTAATACATCTTTTATCTTTTCGGACGAAAATATTGATTCACAGGATATTTTACATCGTGTTGATGGAACGGTTATTTGTCCTCCTCTTCCGGGCAACGCTGACACAGGCACGAATGATAAGTTTAGAACAATTAATAAAAACGATGTGGAAAATGACTTTATTACTTACACCTTTACAGAGGAAAATGGACAAACACTACCTACTTTTGCACTAGAATACACCCTTAAAAAGGCAGACAAATCCTCTACCGTGGCTGTTGATTCAGACAAAGAGGATGTTTATACTAAAATTTATCCGGGTTGTGCCATTAATACTTTAGGCATTACAGCAGATGCAGTCGGTGGTCCAATTACAATGAATCTTGGTCTAAACCATAAAAACACTTTTATTGCACCAACCAACTACGAAACGGCTAACAACAAAACTGATGTTAGAAACTTTGTCAACTTTAGGGGTCGTGGTGGTGAAACAAGAAGTATTGCCGAGGATTCAGATGCCGACCTTGACTCTTTGATGCAACCTTTCTTTTTCTCAGATGGTACAATTTCTATCTTTGGGCAGGACTTCTTAAAAATTGCTAATTTCACTCTTAATATTAACAATAATTTAACTGACCAACCATATATCGGCAGGTTTGATAAGAGTAGTGTAAATCACATCACAGGACAAAGAGAATACTCTATGACCTTTACAGCCCACGTAACGGATTCAAAGGTGTTTGATGAACTACAATCACAGAAAACTACTGCACTATCTACATCTGCTGATGAGGTTATCACCTTAAGATTTACCAAAAATAATGGTGAAGAATTGACTCTTAAGTTCAAGGATTATGTGGTCAATACTGCTAATTTCCCCTACAACGACAGGGGACCAATTCAAGTTGACTTTTCAATTCAACCCCTAACCTTAGTTGAATGCACCCATAAAACATACTGGGCGATTCAGGGATAAGTTTAAGACCTTTCTTTGCTTAGATTTTATTAGGAGAGATTAACATGAAGACAGTTTCAAATAAAAATAGTCTATTTGCCAGTAGTGAACCAACCCTGCATCATGTAAGGGTTGCTCCCGATTCAGAAGAATATCTGAAGGTCTGGATTAAAGAGCCAACCTTCCTTCAATTAGAGAAGGCTCAAGCCAAACTAATTAATTTGAACTCTCGCACCAATGACATTTCACTTGAAATGGACACGCTATTTAGGTATCTATGGGAAGCCTTCGTTGAGAAGACTGAACCTGCTCTTTCCACTATTGAAGTCCTACGGCTCAATCCATATGTTGGGAATCAACTTAAAGAAATCCTACCGGACCCATTTAATTATGAGGGGGATGAGGATTTAAAAGAGAATATTTAACTGCCCTTAGAACAGGAAAATCCGATAATCCAATTATCGGTTCAAGGATAAGTTTATATATCCTGACAAAGGAACTTAATATTAGTCCCGCCGAGGCATACCAAATGCCTTTCTCAATGGTGAAGGACTTGCTTATTATTTATTCTATACAGAAGGAAGAGGAAGCAAAACAAATAGAGAAGGTGAAATCTAATGGCTGACCTAGAAAAAGTTCGTAAGAACTTAGAAGAAGCGTCTACTTTAATTTCCGGAATCAACCAAAACTTAGCACAGTCAAATAGATTTGCAGGAACATTTGTTGAAACCTTTTCTGGTCTTGCAGGTATGAGAACCACGGCTGGAAGTATTTGGAGCGTTATTGATAGATTTAGCGGACAGAATTTTTATTTCTTACAAAAAAATGTAAGGGGTTTTATGGTTCTTTTTCGTTTGGCTGAAAATATAGAAAAACAAAGGGTAGAGGCCGCTGGTAATTTAAACGATTATATGAAAAAGCAGGGAGATTTCTTGGATGGGTTTCTAAAGTCATATAAAGCAATAGATAAAGTAAATAAAAATAGTGATGAAACATTGGCTAGAACATTGGCTACTCAAGACAAAATTAACAAATTAAAAATTAGAGAAATGGGTTTTAGTGGCTTCATTAAAGATGCTCAAGAAACCTCTCTACAAGGAATTAGAGAACAGTTAGGAATGGAAAGAGAGTTGGTTAATACACAAAAGGCTAGAGAGAACTTAAGTGCAAGAAGCACAAAAATTTTAGGCAGTAATTTTCAAACAGGATTTTTTGGGGACCCTCAAGTAGAATCAAGAATTGTTCAGTTATTGGGAATTGATGATGAAATTGCTAATTTAAGAGAAACCATGACCAAGACTCCGGGTGAAGAAGACCGGCGGCAGATTCAGGACGAAATAAATAATCGGTATATTATGAGAAAAGTTCTTGGTGAAGAACTATCAGAAATGGGTGTAAATGTAAGAACGAATAGAAGTAGAGTGACTAGAAGTATTGAACAAACTCCCACAGATTCATTTTTTAAACAGTTATCCGATAACCCGAAAGGGACAATCAAAAAATTGTTTTTGCCCAGTAAAGAACTTTTAGATTTGGTAAAAAAAGCAGCCCTTTTTGCCGTAGCCAAGAAAAACATCAATTTAATTTTTAGATTTGCTAAAATGGGGTTAAAGATTTTCGGAAAAGTTTTATTGGCTGTGGCTATGATAGGTCTATTAGTATTTGCTCTACATCAATCTGGGTTTATTGAAAATGTTAAAAATTTCCTTAATAATGAAAATGTTCAAAAAATATTAGGGTTTTACTTTGATATGGTCGTTACTTTTTTTACTGGGATTTTTAATGTGTTAAAAGGAGTGTTTGGTATTTTGATGGGGTTCTTTTCCGGCGACGGTCAAAAGGTATATGACGGTATATCAAAAATCGGAGAAGGTTTAGTGCAGATTTTAATTGGTGGTATTGCTTCCATAGGTATGACAATTGCTACGACAGCAACAGGCATTGTTCTATTGGGTGTAAATATGATTGTTTCTGCTGTTGTGGGTTTATACGGACTTCTTAAGGAAGGTGCATCTAAAGCGGCTATGTTTGTTCCGGGTGCGGGTTTATTGTCGGGTATTGCTTTGGGTGCTAAATTTGGAGCGGCTGGGTCTGTTGGTGGTCCAATGGGCGCACTTATTGGTGGGATTGCCGGTTTAGCCATAGGAACAACTGCTTATTATTTGGGAACAGGTGTAGCCGAGGGAATAGATGGACTCGCTAATGGTGGAACTGTTGGTAAGGGAGGATTATTTGTTGTCGGAGAAAGAGGTCCGGAAATAGTTAATCTTCCTGCTGGTTCAACAGTATTTAGCAACTCCCAGTCAAGAAATATGGGCAACACGATTAATGTCTCCGTTAATGGAAGAGTTGGGGCTTCTGATGCAGAATTAGATGATTTGGCAAGAAAGATTGGTGAAAAAATTAATCTTGAAATGAATAGATATAACAATGTGGGTTTTAGGGCGTGATTAAATGAGTAATTTTTCAACTGCTGGTGTTTTGGGGAACGTTGGAACAAGTGGACATGGGATTGATAGTACTGTATTTTTAGAGTTTGCTAGCGGTAATAAAGATGGAGATGCGGCCATCACAAATAGAATTATGCTTCGTTGCCAATCAATTTCTATTACCACTAATAAAAATCTCAATGCCTTGCCTATACCATTTTCCGGTTTAGCAACTGGTGAGTCTAGAAGTTTCGTAATTGATTTAGGTATTGCTAGAAAGTCTGTTAATTTAAGTAATTGTATTATTCACGACCAGTTTGTTTCAAAAAGATACGATGACGGAACACCGATTAATAAAGCCATGACAGCCTTTGAAATTGCACAATTAATTCACTCATCAATTGATGGTTCGTTTGCTCAACCCGACCAAAACTTAAACAAACTTGTGGTTCTTTACCCGTCAAGAGTAGGAAGGGATTATGAATATCATACTGGTGTAGATGAAACCACACCACATGAAGACTTACCACTTATTCCCTTTACTTGGGCATCAAGAACAAAGGACCAAACAAATACATTAAATGCCTCAGATTTTCCTTCCGCTACTTCAACAAGTAGTCTACACTCTATTGATTCAATTAAAGGGTATATTGATAATTTTACTACTAATTTTGAAGCGGGTGGTATTGTGACTTGTAATATAAATTTCCAAGAAGCATTCAACATTTCCGTGACTTGAGGTATAAATATGAGATTATTTTCAAGAGATAGAAAATCTTTGCAGTTTCCTGCAAATTGCGATGGATATTTACAAGTCCCATACTCTTCATCTGCTGAACAACAAGTTGGGTTATTTGGACATTCCGGTAGTTTTACCTTTGAGGCAATCATTACACCGTATGACGTAAATGGTAATTCTTTTACCTCATTTAGTGGGACTATTAAATCATTAGGGCAGGGAGCAAAGGGACTTGACTATTTAGCAGATGCAAATAGAAAGGATGTAGAAATGGTATTATTTTACAACGCTAACATGAAAGTTGTTTTAGAAAATACAACCACCACTACAAAAAATCAACCGGCTGAATACGCTATTAAATTTTCCTTAACGATTGGTTCAACTACAACTACTATTTCATCATCTACTGTAATTTCTTCAACAATTCTTGATGAGTCTTCACTTGACCCTACAAATTACAGATATGATAATCACACACCTACTTTTAAAAAAATAAACACTACCGTTTCATCTGTGGGTTCTAACTCCATAGTCGTCAGCGATTCTTCTGTATTTTTTGAAGGACAGACCGTATATACGCATTTAGGAACGATAGCCGGGGTTGTGCCTGTTGGAGGAATTATTTCCGGGGGAGTTAGTTTTGTTGGAACAGGAGGTTTTACTAATACCCCTACTGCCTCCGAGGGAGTGTGGAAAAAAATAGATAAAGACCCCCTCTATGTAAATAAAGCCCACCACATAGCAGTTTCTTATAATTCGTCCGGTGGTAGGATGAATATTTTTTATGACGGAGTATTAGTTGCGGAAGGAGTTCATGGTGTGGGGGGTAAGTTCTCTTTGGCTAGTTCTGATATTAACATAGGTCAACAATCTGATGCTTCTTCACAATCAGATAAAAGAAAAAGTCAATTTATGGGTGAAATGCACGAAATGGTTTTTTTGAATAAATATAAAGATAGGATAGGTACAATAGAAACCCTTAATCCGTTCTTTGGTGATATTTTACTTTACTATGATTTTGAGGAGGCTAATTTAGATGGCTGATGAAGTTTATGTTTTGAATGAGGGAATATCTGTTTCTATTACATCAGATGGTACGGTTTCTACTCCTTCTACACCTTCTTCGGGAACACACGGTATATCTACTTCTACTAATCCGACTGTTGTGACACCAACACCTAGTTTTTTAACAGAAAATAATTTTAGTTTCTACGAAATCTATGACGGGGATGTTAGTAGTTTTGGAGGTACAACAACCGCAGAATTAACAGCAAATAATGAACAAGAAACATCGGGTTATAGAGTTCAATTAGATACTGGTAGTGCAAGTGGTCTAACAATCAATACTAATTTTCATTATTATGTTCTAGTATATTCTGACAGTATATTTAAACACCACTTTGCTAAATTTACAGAACAAACTCAATACGAAGGTAATATTTATAATATTGATTTCACACCAAGAATAAAAGAAAATATTCCATTAGGAACACAAGTTAAAATTTTTAAGGGTCCTGCTACATCCTCTTCTATTGCGGCCATTGGTTATGGTTTAATTAATGACCCCGACCCTTCAAGTGGACCCAATAATACAGACGAGAGACATGATAAATATGTAAATGTAAGTAGGCCAACTTTCTTTTTTCACACAGAAAATGATAGGTTAGGTGCTAATAGAAAATACTCTTTAATTAAAAGAATTATTGGTTCCAGTTCTGCTACCTCTTTATCCGTATTTAAAACTGCTCCCCTAACATCTGACTATATTTTAGATAAAAGTTTTTTTACACTAAATGCAACAATAGTAGATAATAATAAAATTTTAGATAACGCATCTACACCTCAATTAAGAAATACATCTAGTGGTACTGGGGCAACATATACTTTTGATAGAACAGATTTTAACGACTCTTCAAGAAATATCTACTATTCAGATAGTGGACACACTACTTACATTGGTTTTATTGATAGCCCACATAATAATCAATCAATCCCGAATTCTATAAATACGAAAACTACAAAAACTGTTACGAATAGAGGTAATGCCTTTGAGAGTAGGTTTTCGGATATTAATAAATTTATGGATAAAAAGATAAAACAAAACGAAAGAGTAGAAGTAAAAGACACTATTAAACAGCAGGGTATTTCTTACTTTCCCAATGCTACTCTTTATGGGGTGTATAATAATCACTCCGATTCAAACAAAATACAAGTTAGTGGTTTAGAGGAGGGACAGGACTTAAATACACTTCTTTTTAATTCTTCTTCTTCAAAATACGAATTAATACTTATCGGTTCTTACTACTATCTACCCTCGGCTATTTCTAGTCCTTCGGGCGGAGGACAAATTATAACAGTAGCCAATCGTAGAGCCATTAGTAGTGCTTTATTTGAAGGCTCAACAACCGTTGTATCTATGACTGACGCAACAGCATTTAGAAAAGAATGGTCGCCCGTTGTTAATAATTTTATAACCACACACCCAATAGATACTGTTATTGAGTCGGGAACGTTAAAGAGAAATAATATTACACTTAGCGAAAATTCAGAGGCAGATGTCAACGGATTAGAATATAATATAGGCGGCACGAACTTTGGATTTGTCATAGATGTTAGTAGAGGAGACAATGTAAATGGGTATGTTGAGTTTCAGAACTCTCCGTCTTCTTCTTATTATGCTACAACAGATTTATTTTCATCACTAAAGGGTAGATTGGCAGTAGATAAAATAATATTTCAAGGCAGAATAGAAAACATAGAAAAGAAAATTGAAAGAGGAGCGCATATAATAATAGCGTCAGGTAGGGACGATATAGGTAAATTACTATCTACTACGGTAGATAAAAACTACAAATATTTAACTGATTATGTGTATTCAACTATTACACCACTTGCGGGAAATATTAGCGGTTCTTTTGTTGATACTAACCTACAATTTGATACTACTAGCACCTCTTCAACAGATACAAACAAAAGTTCTGATTATCAATTAAAAGTCACGGGAATATCTAATGTTGATTTAGAATACGGAGATGTTATTTACTTAAAAATAGGAACTAGATATGTTCCTGTTGGTGTTGTGGCGGGGCTTAATCCTGCTGGTAGTTTAACAAGCATTGATATGTTATCTGATTTATTTCTTGATTTACATACTGATTATCATGGTTCTGGATTAGGTTCTTTTACAGCAGATGTTTATGTTGGTAAGAACTTTTTAATTGCTGGTAAATCTTCCGATATTTCTTTAAAAAATACTTCGGCCACTTCATTGTATGGTAGTCTAGATAAAGGATATAGGTTGTTAGGTTCCGGAAAATCATTAACTAGTGCTGGTGTAGAATCAACAACTAATTTTTCTACTCTTAATGGAGATGGCATAGATTTAAACAATCTTCTTATCACCCAAGGTTCCTCTAGTAGTAGGAAAGATTCTCCGATTGGATTTGAAAATGAAAATAATTTTATGAGTAGTATTTCATCAATGGAATTATTGGCTAATTCTATCAATGAAGAAACAGGTCTTGTTGATGTTGAATTGGGTTTTGTGTCTCCATTAGTTTTAGGCAGAATAGATGTTAATGATAATGTAGCAGGAGAGACATTTTATGACGATGCTTTGGGACTTTATCTAGTAAATTCTAACGGTTTAACGCGAGGAGGG